AGCAGAACTTGTACAGAAATATAGAACTATGATGCAACAGCCTGAGGTATCTCAAGCTATCGATGATGTAGTAAATGAAGCAATCTCTATAACAAACGATCAAAAAGTTGTAGAGTGCGTTACAGACGATTTAGAACAGCCTGACAACATTAAGAAAAAGATTAGAGAAGAGTTTGACGGTGTACTTAAGTTATTAGATTTTTCTAATACTGGGTATGAAACTTTTCAAAAATGGTATGTTGACGGAAGAATCAATTATCATGTTATGATTGATATTAAAGCTCCTAAGAAGGGCATTCAAGAATTACGATATATTGATCCTCGCAAGCTTAGGAAAGTACGTGAGTATAAAAACGAAAAAATTGGACAAAACGACAACCAAGCAATAGCGAAGAAGATTAAGAACGAATATTATGTTTATAGCGAGAAGGGATTCAATAATATCAGTGGCAGTAAGCCACAAAGTTTTGCAGATGGTAGTACTCAGGGAGGAATGGCAGGTCTTAAGATTGCAAAAGACTCAATCGTAAATGCCAACTCTGGACTACTTAACGAAAATAGTACACTAGTACTATCACATTTACACAAGGCTTATAAGCCTTTGAATCAGTTGCGTATGATGGAAGACGCAGTTGTTATTTACAGAATTTCAAGAGCGCCTGAAAGACGCATCTTTTACATCGATGTAGGTAATTTGCCTAAGATGAAGGCAGAACAGTATCTACGTGATATGATGACTAAACACAAAAATCGTGTAGTCTATGATATGGCAACAGGCGATGTTAAAGATGATCGTAGGCATATGTCTATGACGGACGATTTTTGGTTACCAAGACGTGAAGGCGGTAGAGGGACAGAGATTACTACTCTACCAGGTGGACAGAATTTAGGCGAATTAGATGACGTACTGTATTTTCAGAAACGTTTGATGAAAGCCTTGAACGTTCCCATTTCAAGAATGGAATCTGATGCAGGATTTTCTTTAGGAAGAGCATCAGAGATTTCAAGAGATGAGATCAAGTTTAGTAAGTTTATTAGTAGACTAAGAGCAAGGTTCTCTACTCTATTTGATAAATTACTAGAGAAGCAATTAATTTTAAAGGGAGTGATTGCTCCTGAAGATTGGGCTACAATTCAATCTAATCTCCGTTATGACTTCATGAGTGATAATCACTTTGAAGAATTGAAAACAAGTGAGATTTTAAGAGAACGATTAGGACTACTCAGAGATATTGATGAGTACACAGGCAAGTATTACTCACAAAATTGGGTACGCAAGAATGTGCTATATATGAACGAAGACGAAATCGAGACTATGGATAAAGACATTAAGGATGAAGAAGAAAGAGATTCTGATAATGACGATGATTCTAGTTCAGACATGGATTTCGGCGCAGAACATAAGATTGTATAGACTAGTTGTAAAAGAATATAAATAAAGTTATATAGATAAGGAGATAGTAAATGAGTGTGAAAGATTTAATTAAACATGCGATGGACAAAGATGCAACAGAGTTTGAGTCTAAGTTCCAAGATATTATGGCAGACAAAATGACATCTGCTATCGAAACAAAATATGCTGACATGTATCCTTCAGGCAAGGTAGAAGAAATAGAAGAGCCTGAGGTAGACGTAGAAGCGGAAACAACCGAAGAGTAAGGGGCAACAATGAAAAGCTTTAAGGAAATGCTTGCTGAGACTACAGATAAACCAAAGTCTCCAGATGAGCAGAATTTTTTAGACAAACATATCGTTGACAAGCGTGACCATCCTGTCGCACCAGATGATCAGTTTTCTGGCGAGATCAAGGGTAAGAAGAAAAAGAAGCGTGAAGCTGATCGTGAAGAAGGTCAAGATAAGAAAGTCTACGAAGACGTTGAAGCTGAAGAAGAGGTCATTGTTGAAGGTGTTCTTGAAGATTTAGCTAGTATCGTAAAAAGAAAGTCAATTGGACAAGTTAAGTTTAAAGACGGTAAAAAGCAAAAGGTCGACTTAACCACAGCATCAATGATTCTTTCAATGCACAAGCAGTTGAATGGATCTAATAAAAAGAAAGTTGAAGGCATGCTAGACGATAGTAAAAAGTTTATGCAGATCGTTCAATTTGCAATGACGGCAGGTAAGTGACATGACATTACTAATCAAAGAAATCGTTGAAGACGTTCAGTATCTCAAAGAAGATATTATAAACGAAGAAGGCGAAAAGACCGGAAAGAATTATTTCATTGAAGGTATCATCATGCAAGGTGATATCAAAAACAGAAATGGACGTTTATATCCTGCTACTATTTTAGAAGCAGAAACTAAGCGTTACAACGAATCTTATGTTTCTAAAAATAGAGCATACGGAGAACTGGGTCATCCTGCTGGTCCTACTATCAATCTAGATCGTGTGTCTCACATGTTTACAGATTTAAAAAAAGAAGGCTCTAACATTGTTGGAAGAGCAAAGATAATGGAAACTCCTATGGGTAAGATTGTTAAAAATCTTATTGATGAGGGCGGTCTCGTAGGGATCTCTTCACGTGGTATGGGTTCTATTAAGCAGAATAAAGATGGCGTTATGGAAGTGCAGAGCGACTTTATGTTAGCTACTGCCGGAGATATCGTTGCAGATCCATCAGCTCCAGATGCATTCGTTAAGGGTGTTATGGAAGGCGTTGACTGGATCTATGATGTAGCATCTTCTTCGTGGACAATGGCAAATGCATTTGATCAGATTGAAGAGGAAATCAAAGAGACTGCTAAAGTATCTACTAGGGAACTAGAGATCAAGGCGGCCGCTCTTTTCGAAAAATTTGTAAGTTCATTGTCAAAAACATGATTTTTATAAATATAATAGATAAACACCTACTATTAAAGGAGAAACCAAATGAGTGAAGAACTAGAGAAAAATCTAGACTTGGACGAAGCCAAAGCAACTGGTGAAGATTCTGTTGCGGCTGATCCTGTAACACCCGCTGGTGGCGCTGTAAAAAAGCGTAAAGGCGATGTTAAAAAGGCAGCCGATCCAAAAGCAGATAACATCGAAGACGATGTTAAAACACCACAGGGCTCAAATGACGAAGGACTGAAAGAAGCAGTCGAGCGTCTATTTGAAGGCACCGAATTGTCTGAAGATTTTAAAACACAAACAGTAGCTATCTTCGAAGCCGCTGTACAAGAGAAAGTGACTGCTGAGAAAGCCTCACTTGAAGAAAAGTTTGAAAGTGATCTGCAGGAGCAAGTTAATGTTACTGTAGACGAGTTAGTTGAAAAAGTTGACCAATATCTAGACTACGTTGTAGAAAGCTGGATGGAAGACAACAAGGTTGAAGTCGAAAGCAACATTAAAGTTGAAGTCGCTGAATCTCTTTTAACTAGTATCAAAGGTCTTGTTATTGAGCATAACATGGAAATCGATGATGAGCAAGTCGATGTAGTTGCAGAATTGGAAGCTAAACTCGAAGAGTCTACTTCTAAGTACAACGACATCGTTGAGCAAATGATTGAAGTTCGTGAAGCGAAAGAAAAGTCTGATATTGATATCGCATTCAAAACTATTTCTGAGGACTTAACAGACACTCAAGTCGAAAAATTGCGTGTTCTCTCAGAAGGCGTGTCTTACGAATCAGTAGAAGAGTTTGCAACTAAGATGGAAGCTATTAAAACTTCTTACTTTGCTGAACAAGCTCCTGCTCCTGTGCAAGAAGACGAAACCGATCTTCTACAAGAAGAGACTGCGGAAGAAGCAGAGCAAGTAACATATGTTGACCCAGATGTTGCTCGTTATGCGGAATCGCTTGGCCGCTTTGCCGCAAAATAAATTTTTATAAATAATACTAAGTAAAATCTCAAAAAAGGAGAACCACAATGAGAAATGAAGAACTAATGCAAAAGTGGAAGCCGATTCTAGAGCATGGCGCTCTGCCCGGCATCCAAGATTCTCACAGAGCGGCCGTAACGGCAACTCTTTTGGAGAATACAGAAACATCCATGCGAGAAGGTGAAAGCCTTGGAACATCTGGATCTTTGCTTTCGGAAGCCGCACCAGCTAACTCAACTGCTGATGTGCAAAACTACAACCCCGTACTGATTTCACTAGTACGCCGTGCAATGCCTAACTTGGTTGCATATGATATCGCAGGCGTACAGCCGATGACTGGCCCAACTGGCTTGATCTTCGCTATGCGTTCTAAGTACGAAGACACATCTGGTAAGCCAGAAGCCTTCTACGGCGAAGCAGATACCGATTACTCCGGTGCTGGTACTCATGCTAACGCATTGGGTGCAGGATCAGAAACAACTGGTACTGGTATGGCTACTGCTGATGCAGAAGCACTTGGCGATGCGACTAATAACGCATTTGCTCAAATGTCTTTCTCTATCGAAAAAGTGTCTGTGACTGCTAAGTCACGTGCTTTGAAAGCTGAGTACACAACTGAGCTTGCTCAAGACCTTAAAGCTATCCATGGTTTGGATGCTGAGACTGAGTTAGCAAACATGTTGTCTGCTGAGTTGCTTGCTGAAATTAACCGTGAAGTAATTCGTACAGTTTACACGAATGCTAAAGCTGGTTCACAAGGCGGAGTAGCATCTAACGGTACTTTCAATCTTGACGTTGACGCTAATGGCCGTTGGTCAGTAGAGAAGTTCAAGGGCTTGATGTTCCAAATCGAGAAAGAAGCGAATCAAATCGCTAAAGACACTCGTAGAGGAAAAGGTAACATGATCGTATGTTCATCTGATGTTGCTTCTGCACTTCAAATGGCTGGCGTTCTTGATTACACTCCAGCACTTAACTCTAACAACTTGAACCCAGATGACACAGGCAACACATTTGCTGGTGTTCTTAACGGTCGCTTTAGAGTGTACATCGATCCATATGCCGGTGCAAACTACATGGTAGTAGGTTATAAAGGTTCTAGCGCATTCGATGCTGGTCTTTTCTATTGCCCATATGTACCGTTACAAATGGTTCGTGCAGTTGGCGAGAACAGCTTCCAGTCAAAACTGGGCTTCAAAACTCGTTACGGAATGGTTTCTAACCCATTCGCACAAGGTGCAACTGTTGGATCTGGCGCACTTACTGCCAACTCTAACGTCTACTACAGACGTACAGCAGTTACTAACTTGCTATAAAAATAAGATTGGGACTCTGATCGGGAAGATTAGAAATAACCCAACTCACTTTAAGAGGCTCTTCGGAGCCTCTTTTTTTTGTCTGTATAAATATAACAGTATGGCAGAGTATCATGGGGCGTGATACTTAATAGAGGCGACCCGCTAAAGTTCGCTATCGTCTACCATACGCTATATAAATAGTACTATACAACTTTGATAGAGGATATCATGTCAACATCAAACTTTTTATCACCAGTAGAGTTCAAGTTAATAATCAATAGATTGCCTAACACAGAGTTCTATGTTCAACAGATCAACGTGCCTGGTATTAACTCTGGTGCCGCAGAGAGACCGACTCCGTTTAAAAACGTCTACACGCCTGGTGATAAGCTTATCTTTGATGATTTAAATGCTACTCTCGTTGCTGATGAAAATCTTGCATCATTCAGAGAATGCTGGGATTGGCTACATGCAGTTACACGTGCTGAGGGATTTGAAGGATACGCAGGACTCAATGCTCCTACTGTCGGCGGTGCAACTAAAGTCACATCAGATGGTAAAGGCGCTATGTCAGACGCTAGTTTGATCATAATGGATAGCAACAAAAACTCTAATATCAAACTATTGTTCAAAGACGTATTCCCAATTAGCATTGGACCAATACAGCTAAATACTAGTGATACAGACGTAGTACCACCTACATTTGATGTGACGTTTAAATATAGCGGCTATAGCATTACAGTTTAGAGTTGACTTTTTACTGAATATAGTGTAGACTAGTATAGTTGCACATGTACTTAATTATGGAGATATTATGAAGATAGATGATATTATTAAAGAATGGGAAAAAGATGGACCAGTGGACACCATCAACATATCTAGAGAATCCTCTGAGATACCAAAACTACACAACAAGTACTTCAAGTTCTATATGGGAGAAGGATATCTCTTAAAGAAGATGAAGGCTGATTACAAAAAACTGCACAAGTTAAAGACTGAGTATTATAGAGGCGAACTAGACATTACTGAGTTAAAGCAGTATGGATGGGAACCGCAACCATTAAAGATACTGAGACAAGACATTCCGTCTTACATTGACTCTGATGATGACATCATTGACGCTTCTCTTAAGATTGGAGCGCAAGAGCAAAAGGTAGAGTACCTTGAGTCTATCATCAAGCAGATAAACAATCGTGGATTTCAAATCAAATCAATTATAGACTGGGAGCGGTTTAGAACAGGTGCTTAATGGATAACGTGAGTATTGAAAAGGTCGATGACGTTTACATAAGAGTAAACGCTGACCCAGGGATCAAAATGGAAATGAGCGAGTACTTCACATTCGAAGTGCCTGGTGCTAAGTTCATGCCTGCTGTTCGAAACAAAGTTTGGGACGGCAAGATACGTCTATTGAACACAATGACTGGCATGATCTATGCTGGACTAATCCCGTACATACTCAAGTTCTGTAATACAAGAGAGTATCACGTAACGATTGATAAGGGCTTAGTGCCTAACAATGTAGTAAATGATGATGCTGGTATGCAACTTGCAAAAGAATTCAATTCACCATTTGTGCCACGTGACTATCAGAATGAAGCAGTTGTTCATGCATTACGTAGTGAAAGAGCAATGCTTTTATCGCCAACTGCATCTGGTAAATCTTTCATCATATATCTACTAACTCGTTTTCACGTAGATGCCCACGACAGAAAGGTTTTGATTGTTGTACCAACTACTTCACTAGTCGAGCAAATGGCTTCAGACTTTGTTGAATATAACAATGGTAACGAGTTGTCAATACATAAAATTCGTGGTGGCATCGATAAGAATGTTGACGCAGATATAACCATCACAACTTGGCAATCTGTGTACAAGTTACGAAAGGATTGGTTCGCTAAGTTTGACGTTGTAGTAGGAGATGAGGCTCACTTGTTTAAGGCTAAGTCGCTGACTAAAGTACTAGAAAAAATGCCTGAGTGTCAATATAGATATGGGTTTACTGGTACATTAGATGGTACTCAGACACATAAACTTGTATTAGAAGGTCTTTTTGGATCAGTCTATGAAGTCACAAAGACTAAGAAACTCATCGAAGATAACACACTCGCAGACTTTGGCATCACTGCAATCGTTCTTCAATACCCTGATGAAATTAGGAAGCTAAATAAGAATAAGAGTTATCAAGAAGAAATTGACTGGATAGTTGGCAATGAAGCAAGAAACAAATACATCAGAAACCTCGCACATAGCCTCGAAGGAAACACACTTATCCTTTTTCAGTTCGTTGAAAAGCACGGCAAGATACTGCATCCGATGCTTGAGGGAGGTAACAAAACCGTACACTTTATCTACGGAGGTGTTGGTGCTGACGAGCGTGAAGCAGTTAGGCACTTGGTTGAGTCAAGCAATAATAATATTATTCTCGCTAGTTATGGTACTTTCAGCACTGGTGTTAATATTAAGCGTTTGGATAATATCGTCTTTGCAAGCCCTAGTAAATCGAAGATACGAAACTTACAATCAATAGGTCGTGTATTACGTAAAAGTAAAGATAACACTAAAGCCACTCTATATGATATAGTTGATGATCTACAGTGGAAGAGTAGTAAGAACTTTGCAACTAAACATTTTATGGAAAGAGTGAAAGTCTACAACGAAGAAGGTTTTGAATTTCGTATATATAATGTTAACATAAAGGGAGATTAGATGCTTATTCATATCAAGATGAAAACAGGTGATGATTTAATAGGTAATCTCGTTAAGCGTGATGATAATGAAGTTACTGTTGAAAATCCAATACAAGTCAAAATACACCCAGTTCACGGATTCTTTGCTAAGAGTTGGATGCTCTTATCAGAAGCCAACAGCGTGGACCTGTCACTCGGAGATATAATCTTTTGGGGAGAAGCAAATGTTAAAGCAATCGAATACTACGATTCATTTGCTGAACGACTCACAGAACTAAAGAGTCTAAGAGCCAGAGAAGAAGAGAGACAAGAAGAGTACGAAGAGATTGAAGACGTTCTCGTAGCTTACCTAGAGTCTAAAGACTCAATAAAACATTAATATACTTAAACATCGTATAACTCTATTATACACGAAATCTAGCCTGTGTCAAGTCTTTTTTAAAAATAAATCGAGAAAAATAGTGCTTGACAAACAGCCCATGATAGGTTATACTTGTACACAATAAGGAGTGAAATGCATGGCAAAGAGAAATTACGTTAACAATCCAGAGTTTCTGGAAGCTATCATAGCATATAAAAAGCTATGCAATGAAGCAGAGGACTCGGGTGACAAAAGACCACAGATACCCAACTATATAGGTCAGTGTATCTATCAGATATCTACTAGGCTTGCATCTAAGCCTAACTTCTCTGGCTACTCATATAAAGATGAGATGATCAGCGATGGTTTGGAGAATGCGATACAAGCACTAGGTAACTTTGATCCGAACAAGTCCCATAATCCGTTTGCTTATTTTACACAGATTATTTGGTACGCATTTCTGCGGAGAATTGAGAAAGAGAAGAAGCAACTGTATATCAAACATAAGGTCACAGAGAATTCTGTTATGACTGGCACTGCTGTTGATCGTGCAGAAGGCACTGTTGACACTAATGGTGAACCTGCTTATATCGATTTGAATAATGACTACATGACCGACTTTGTTCGTGGATACGAAAAGAAGATGGAAGACAAGAAGAAAGCCCAGACCAAATCCAAGAAAGGCTTAGAGAAGTTCATCGATGAGGATAAAACGAAAGAGGAAAAAGAATGAAGATTGCTATCCTAAATGATACACATTGGGGTGCGAGAAATGATAATGCCGCAATTGCTGAACATCAGATAAAGTTCTATCGGGAAGTTTTCTTCCCACATCTACGTGAAAATAATATCAAGACTATCTTTCATTTAGGCGATGTCACAGATCGGCGTAAGTATATTAATTTCGTTACTGCTAAGAACCTTGAAGATCATTTCATGAAAGTATGTGCTGACGAAGGCATTGAAATGTATATGATTGCTGGCAACCATGATACTTACTTTAAGAACACTAATGATGTAAACAGTCTCAGACAGTTATATGGTAATACGAGCCATAAAAATCTACATTTGTATTGGGAAAAGCCAGTTGAGTTAGATATGGACGGGTGTAAGATTATGCTTGCTCCTTGGCTGTGTTCTGATAACTGGTCAGAGTCCATGAAAGCAATGGCTGATACGAAAGCGCAGATACTCATGGGTCACTTTGAGATCACTGGTTACGAGATGGACAAAGGACATCTATGTGCTGATGGTATGGACCGTAGTACGTTTGCTAAGTTTGATTCAGTATATTCTGGTCACTTTCATCAGCCATCTTCTATTGGTAATATATCTTACTTAGGCGCTCAATATGAAATGACTTGGTCTGATCATGATCAAAAACGTGGATTCAGTGTGTTTGATACTGATTCACGTACTATAGAATATATTCGTAATCCATTCAGCTTATTTCATAAGATTATGTACGATGATGCTGATATGACTATTGAAGACATAGCAAATCTAGACACAACTCAATTGAAAGACACTTTCATTAAAGTTATTGTCAGAAACAAGACTAACCCTTATATCTTTGACTTATTCTTAGATAGACTACAGGCAGCCTCACCTTGCGATATTAAGGTTGTCGAAGATCATATGAACTTAGATGTGATCGATGAGAGTGAACTGGTTGATGAAGCACAAGATACGTTGACTATATTGAAGCAATACGTCCAGAACTTAGAGATTAGTACAGACAAAACTAAGATTGAAAAGGTTCTGCAAGAGTTACATAATGAGGCTATTAATTTATGATACTATTTGAAAAGGTTCGTTATAAGAACATTTTAAGTACTGGTAATACTTTCACGGAAGTTTTTTTAAACCGAAGCAAGTCTACGCTTATCGTTGGAGATAATGGAGCTGGTAAGTCGACCATGCTTGATGCTCTGACTTTTGCGTTGTATGGTAAACCCTTTAGAAAGATCAATAAGTACCAGCTACTAAACAGTGTTAACAATAAGGAACTGCTAGTAGAAGCATACTTCAGTATAAGCGGCAATGCTTATGTGATTAAGCGTGGCATTAAGCCAGGCATATTCGAAGTGTGGAAGAATGGCGAACTGTTAAACCAAGATGCGGCTGCCCGTGACTACCAGACATATTTAGAAGAAACTATTCTAAAGCTTAACTATAAGTCTTTTGGTCAAGTAGTTGTCTTAGGCAGTTCTACTTTTGTACCATTCATGCAGTTGAAAACTGGTGAGCGAAGAGACATCATTGAAGACCTTCTGGACATTCAAATCTTCACTACAATGAATACTTTGTTGAAAGAAAGACTGTCTGACAATAAGAGTGAAATCACTGATATCAAGTATCAGATTGATCTACTTGATAATAAGATTGACAGTGCTAAGACGCATAACGAGTCTATTAGAAAAATCAAAGAGACTGAAGTAGGTAAGCTAAAAGATAAGTTGAAAGACCAAGTTATGTTTGTTGAAGAAGAGCAAGCAAAGATGGAAGTATTACTTGATGCTATCGAAGAACTAAATAACAGTATCGGTGACAAAGCCGAACAGAAAAAGAAGTTAGCAGAGTTTCAAGAGGTAAATCATGATCTTACAACCAGGCTTAACAAGTTACGTAAAGACGTTGAATTCTACCAAAAGCATGACAACTGTCCAACCTGTAAACAAGGGATCGAACACGAATTTAAAGAAGAAACAATCGAATCCTCACGATCAAAAGCAACAGAAATCGAAACAGCAAAAGAAGAGATTGGACATAAGAGTGTAGTGGTCGATGAGCGCCTATGTGCTATTGATCTTGTAGAAGATACTATATCTGAAAAGAATATCTCTGTCAGTGAGCATAGAGCAAACGTCAAGATTGGCATGAATACATGCAAGTCTATTAAGAAAGAACTTGATGGCGCACAGCAAGAAGTTGAAGAGATCGATACATCTGACATTAATCAATTAGAAGCAGAACTTGTTAATCACCACGAAAGCCAGACTGAACTGTTTGATCATAAAGAGATTCTAGCAGTGGTAGCGTCTATGCTAAAAGATGGTGGTATCAAGACCCGCATTATCAAACAATATGTACCTGTGATGAATAAGCTGATTAACAAATATCTATCCGCAATGGATTTCTTTGTTCAGTTTGAATTAGATGAGAACTTTAACGAAACGATCAAGTCTCGTTTTCGTGACGAGTTTTCTTATTCCTCTTTTTCAGAGGGCGAGAAGTTGAGGATTGACCTTGCGCTTCTCTTTACATGGAGAGCCGTATCTAAACTACGTAACTCTGTGTCAACTAACTTGCTAATCATGGACGAGATTATGGATTCTTCTTTAGATAGTGCTGGTACTGAAGAGTTCCTCAAGATCATTGAAGAGTTGACTGCCGATTCAAATATCTTTATCATCAGTCATAAAGGTGACCAACTATATGATAAATTCCACAGTGTGATAAAATTTGAAAAGGTTAAGAACTTCAGTAGAATTGCAACAACATAGGAGATTAACATGGCGTCCCAAGATAGATTAGTTGCGCTTGAAAGAAGGCATAAACACTTGCATGCCTGTATCGAAGCCGCAGAAGCAGAAAAAGCACCAGAACAATTTGTTAAAAGAATGAAAGTAGAGAAGCTTACTATCAAAGATGAGATCGTTACGCTACGCAAAGTGGTTACTGATCAGTTTAAATAATACAGTACACGTGTCTTGACAGGCACCTTGTAATGTGATATGATACAATCTATAATATGAGAGGAAGGCAAGACACGTGGAAAACACTATGAATATACAAAGAGTAGGCTTCACTGCTAGTACGTTTGACTTGTTACATGCCGGACATGTGATGATGTTACGTGAAGCGAAAAATCAATGTGACTACTTGATATGTGGTCTGCAAATCGATCCTTCTGTGGATCGACCAAAGAAGAACTCTCCTATCCAAAGTATTGTTGAGCGTTATACTCAACTATCTGCCATTAAGTATGTGGACGAGATAGTAGTATATTCTACCGAACGAGATTTGCTTGATATCCTTGAGATGTACAAGATTGATGTTCGAATATTGGGTGACGAATATAAAGACAAAGATTTCACAGGTAGAGAAGTTTGTGACAAACTAGACATCGATCTACATTTCAACAATAGAGACCACAGATTTTCATCTTCCAATCTACGTCAAAGTGTAGTGTGGGCTGAGTCGGATTTCGTGAATAAAAATAAATGAAGATACTTCTGCCTTACTCAACCCACTTTGAAGTTGTAAAGACTGACAACTCCGCTAAAGGTAAAGTTATTACTGGCGGAATTGAAAAGTTTTGTAAAGACTTAGAAGATAATATCGATGGTATTATACCTGTAGCTATCACTAAGCAAGATAAAGAGAATAGGCAAACCAAGCGAGTTATCCGTGATGCGATAGCATTGCATGATCCAGATATGATTCTGTTCAATAACCCTTGGTGGTCGAACATGATGATGTCTTTTAATGTACCATTAATTTGTATTATGCATGAACCACTTGTGCGGGACATACGTATGGTAGAACTTGGAATCATTCTTAGAGATTTGAATGATAGTGGTTGCCATATCTACTTTGTAAGTCCAGATCAATTAGAGTTTCATCGAAATATGGCAAAGCGTATCAAAGATGTGCAGTTCGGTGCAATCAAAGGTTTCATCAACCCGTCATTCTTGCCAGATGATATGCCTTATTCATCTGACCTTATCTACGATGTATCGACTGTAGGTAGATGTGACAACGAAAAGGCACCATTCTTGATACATCAAAAACTACGAAATTCGTCCGACCTAAATAGTCTTGTGATGACTAACGATGGTGTATATAAAAGTTCAACAGTGAACGACTATGTACAGGACAATCAGCACTGGACAGAACCTAGACATACTATGAGAGGTCTACCTCACAGCGAGGTCATAGAACACATCTCTAGATCGAAAGTTTTCTGTTCTACTTGGCCTAAAGAATCGTGGGGAATCACTGCAATGGAAGCATTAGGCTGTGGTGTACCTACTATTCTAATGACTGGTGATAACGATATTCATGCGAGTGAAATCGTTGCCGCTAGCAGGTCACACTACTTTAAGATTAACAGAAAGTGTTCAAGCGATGAGTTTGAAACAACTGTACGAGAATTCGCTATTACGATGAAAAACCGTAGAGATGAAATCGCAGAGATGACCCGAGAGAAACATAGTTTGTCTAAGTGGAAATCTTGTATTGACAAAGTAATCGATATGCGCTATAGTGATAAGAATAAATCTCGTTCAGATTTAACGGAGTTTTTTACATGACAGATAACACAAAACCCATGATCGAAGAAAGTGCCAACTACGATAACTACATGGATGATGAGGCACGTAAGAATGACTCTTACAGCATAAGCTTAGATAAGTTTTTTGATGAGCCTATTCCTGACAAGCTAGTAGATGCTACTAGAGTCAAGAAAGTTGTGCAGAACGATATCTGGAAATCAATCTACGTTCACTTTAGAACGCAAGATGATATGGTAGATTTTTGTACTAAGATCAATCAGATGATTCCTGGCTATGTCAAAGAGACATCGTATCCAGCGGCACCATCAAACTCGTTGATTAAAGAAGATGAACAGGTAGAAATATCTGCCGATCTTCTTGTTCCAGAATACAATGGACCAGGCTTCAGTAAAGTGAAGTCTGTTGAATCAGAGTATGAATCAAACTGGAAGAAGCACTGGGTTGGTATGCCAGAATACACTCAAGAGGACAAGATCAAGTTCAGAGCGATTACGTTAAACTTCAGAAACGAAGAAGATTATAAAGAGTTCTCGCAGAAGATTGGTCAAGAGATAACTGAGAAGACTAAAAGCATTTGGCATCCAGAACAACACATCACAAAGAACCTGTTACTACGTTGGATTCAGCCAGAAGGTAGAACTTTACCTGAGCATCCGATGTATATCGTATCTAAGGGTCGTGCAGATTCAATGTTTACTTCTAGATCACTATCTCGTATGCAAATACCTCATTACATAGTAATTGAGCCTCAAGACCTCGATAGCTATGATAAAGCACTTGATGTATTCAATATGAGAGATTACGTGACACTTCTGGTTGCACCTTTCTCCAATCACGGAGATGGTCCTGGTCGTGCTAGAAACTGGGCATGGGATCATTCGATCAGTATCGGTGCTACAAGTCACTGGGTATTAGATGACAACATCTCAGACTTCTATAGACTTCACAATAATGAACGTATTCGATTTGAGAGTGGTGTAGGCTTTCAAGTAATGGAAGACTTCGTAGGGAGATATGATAATGTTTACATTGCTGGTCCACAGTATAGGTTCTTTATTGACCCGAATCAAAAGTATCCTGCTTACGTTGCCAACACCCGTATATATTCTACTCTTCTTATTCGGAATGATTGTAAGCATAGATGGCGTGGTAGATATAATGAAGATACTGATATCTGTCTCAGAGTGATGAAAGACGGAGATTCGTGTCTACAGTTCAATGCGTTTATGCAAGGTAAAGCCGCAACTCAAACAGTGAGCGGTGGTAATACTGCTGAATTCTATCATGCTGAGAACACTGAGAATGAGGAGTTTAAAGAGACTGGATACAATACTGAAGGTACTGTGAATAAGTCTCAGATGCTAGTTGACATGCATCCAGACGTGGCAAGACTTGTCTGGAGATATGGTAGATGGCATCACTTTGTAGACTATGGTCCATTCAAGACTAATAAGCTAAAGTTCAAGTCTGGCTATGATAGACCTACTGGCACCAACAACTATGGTATGGAACTAGTAAAAGACTTTGACTGGAAAAATACTTTAGTTAAATGACAAAAAAAGGTTGACATTACCTTCCTATCTGCTATACTACATGTATAAGTTAAAAAAAGAGAGAGAAGATATGTTTAGAATTCCTAGTTTTCACCAAGAAGAAGTTGAGTTGAGCCAAGCGTGGCAAACTATGAGCAGTCACGGTAGAGGTGATTGTCTTGAGGGAATGAAGTCAATGGACAGGATTTGGGTAGAACATTGCGCTACTCCTGATGCCGATGATGACGATTTCTTTAGTAACTGGTGTTATGAAGTGAATGCTTATAACAAAGTATATGCAGATATGTCTAAATTATTTGCATAAAAGGGTTGACATTGTTGTCAGACCTGCTATACTTACTAAGTAATCAATTGAGAGAGAAATAAATTATGGCTTATGTATCACAAGAAATGAAGAAAGACCTTGCTCCTGCTATCAAAGCAGTCCTTAAAGAATTCGGCATGAAGGGCAGTATCTCTGTCCGTAACCATTCAACTTTGTGTGTGAATCTCAAAGCTGGTGAGATCGACTTCTCTGAGAACTACACTCACGGTGATCGTTACATCCAAGTCAATGAGTACTGGATTGATGAGCATTACAAAGGTGTTGCTCAGAAGTTTCTAAACAAGCTGTTAGCGGCAATGAAAGGTCCTAAGTACTTCAACAATGATGATGCCATGACTGACTACTTTAGTCGTTCACATTACACTGACATCAATGTTGGTCAGTGGAACAAGCCATACGAATTAATTTCATAAAATTGAAATTAGGGGTTGACATTCGTGTCAACTCCATGTATACTGATCAAGTAAACAATGAGAGATTATATTATGCAAGTAGCAGTGATTCATACAGCCTTCGAAGACAGTCCACGTACTGTCGCCTTTGTAAATATTCCTGAAGACGCTCGGTCAACTGATGAGGCTCTAGAATATGCCTATCGTTGGACTAACAACGTATCAGGTTCTTGGAGTCGAGGTGACATTGAAAACAATGGTGATTATAATTCAGATGTAACTGTTATGGCAGATTTGCCAGTTCACGAAGGTGTGACCTACGGTCTACGATCTACTTCGATGGGTGACCAGATGTTAATAGGCAACAAAAAGTATAAGGTTGCCGGTTTTGGATTTGAGGAGATTTAATGAGTAAACACTTTATTTTTGATTTTGAGACTATTGGGGCAGACGTTCTTGTTTGCCCTGTAGTCGATATGGCATACACAACTTTTGAATGGGAAAGATTTACAGAGAATCCATATACATTCGAAGAGTTAGTGCCTGAGGTTAAATCGGTCAAGCTATCTATTTCCGATCAGATGTCTAATCTCAACTGTAAGTTTAAGAAAGCAGATGTTCACTGGTGGGAGAATCTTCCTAAGATCGCAAGAGACAAAATTATTCCTAGCGAAAGTGACTTGACAGCCGAAGCTTTTTGTGATACTATACTACAATATTTAAGAGAGCAGAACAAGATTGATTATTGGTGGTCTAGAGGCAATTCTTTCGATCCAGTTATTTTGTTCAGACTCATGAATGCTTATGGTCAAGACAAGTTGATGAATGAGTACTTGAAGTTTTGGAAAGTACGTGACATCAGAACTTATATTGATGCTAAGTTTGACTTTTCAACTAGAAGTGGTTTTGTTCCACTCGCAGATGAAGGTTACTGGGAGAGAACGTTTGTGGCTCATGATAGTTCTCATGATGTTGCGGCAGATGTTCTTAGATTACAGGCTATATGTAGAGCCGAAAATGATTTGGAGCAAACTACACGATGAGTAAGAAAGAGGAATTCAAAGCCGCAGAGAGCGGTGCGTTACGTGAATGTATTGGTGTTCCATACTTTAGACAACTCCCTCTTGAGGGACTAGCCGCAGGGGCAGCCGCTCTTGAATATGGTGCTACTAAGTATGCAGATCGAAACTGGGAGAAGGGACTTCCCTGGCAACAAATGATTGATAGTCTTAAAAGACACATCGATGACTTTGAACGCCGAAAAGATTATGATGATGGTCCCACTGGTTCTGGATTACCTCACATCTGTATGATAATGGCTGGAGCTTTGATGCTATCTAGTTCAGTTATGCGTGGTGTAGGCGAAGACGATAGAATGCCTGAACTTGCTGAAGAAGCATTTGGCGCTAAAGATTGCGCTAAGTGGATCAGAATGCAAATGGAGAGGTCTGAAGAGTTAACAAAAAACAGGAGAGATATGTCATAATCATGAAAACTTTTGGCTGTTCTGATATAAATAATACGCAGAACGTGATTTTAAACTATTAATAAAGGTGAATAAAATATGAAATTTAGTACAGACACATTGAGCGTACTCAAAAACTTTTCGACTATCAACCCTAGCATTGTGTTCAAGCCAGGTTCAGTAGTTCGAACAATATCCCCGCAAAAAACAGTTATGGCTGCGGCAACAATCGATGAGACTGTTGAGACCCAAGCAGGTGTTTATGACCTGTCCAGGTTCTTAAGCACTCTCGCATTATTCGATAATCCAGATGTAGTATTTGGTCAAGATCGTTTTACCATTAAAGGTGGTAGAAGCGAACTTCGTTACACTTATACATCTGAATCATTGATGGTCACTCCACCCGAGAAGGACATTGTCGTTCCCGATCCTGAAGTATCCGTCAATATTAAGTGGCAAGATATTGAAAGCGTTCGCCAAGCGGCAGGCGTTCTTCAATTGCCCGAGATTGCTTTCATTGGCGATGGTAGTACTATTACCATGTCAGCGGTCGACAGCAAAACATCAACGGCAGATAATTACAATACCGTTGTTGCTGAAGGTGTCAGCACAGATCCATTTAATATGATCATCAAAACTGATAACTTAAAATTGGTACCAACCGACTACGAGGTCACATTGTCTTCTAAAGGTATGGCACACTTTAAATCCGATAAAGTCCAATACTGGATTGCAATCGAATCTCGTTAATCATCATAAATATAGGAGAATATTATGACAGATGAAAACCAAGTAGCTTCTGAAGAAGCACAAGTAGAGGGTCAAGAGCAAGAACAAGCTCCTGGTCTTTCATTGCAGGATATTTCTGCGGCTGTTCAAATTATTGATGCAGTTACACCTCGTGGAGCATTCCGCGGCGAAGAACTTGCGTCGGTAGGTATGGTACGTGAACGCTTTATGGCATTCTTACGTCATGCTAAAGAGCAGGGTCAAGAAGTAAACCTACCTGGTGAAGCACCTTCAGCACCCGCTGAAGCACCGGCTGAAGCACCCGCTGAAGGCTAAGAAAGATCGAAGGGAAGAGGTTGAGTTTACTTGACTTCTTCCCTTCAACCCTTTATACTGTAAGGTATAAAGTTTATTATATTATGGAGATTGATGATGCAAGATGATTTTTTATGGGTCGAAAAATATCGACCACAGACCGTAGCTGACGCTATTCTTCCAGAAGAGTTGAAGACTACATTTCAACAATTCGTTGATCAAAACAATGTTCCTAATCTACTATTGACTGGTCGTGCAGGTGTCGGTAAGACAACTGTAGCTAAGGCTATGCTGAATGAGATTGGTGCAGACTACATTACCATTAATGGTTCGATGAATGGTAACATTGATACATTACGTATCGACATTTCAAACTTTGCATCTAGTGTATCATTCACTGGTGGACGTAAGTACGTTATACTAGATGAAGCCGATTATCTCAATGCAAATTCAACACAGCCAGCACTTCGTAACTTTATGGAAGAGTTCTCAAAGAACTGTGGCTTTATTCTAACCTGTAACTTTAAGAATCGTATCATTGAGCCATTGCACTCTCGGTGCAGTGTGGTCGAATTCAATATAAGTAACAAAGATAAACCACAGATTGCCGCAGACTTCTTTAAAAGAGTTTGTGGTATTCTAGATGATGAGGGCATCGAATATGATAAAAAGTCTGTTGCTGAAGTTGTACAACTTTATTTTCCTGATTGGCGCCGAGTCCTTAATGAACTACAGCGTTATGCTTCTACTGGTAGGATTGACTCTGGCATCTTAGCAAGTAAATCCACTGATAACATAAGTGCATTGATCAGCCTGATGAAAGAGAAGAATTTTACCGGTACTCGTAAATGGGTTGCTGAAAATCAAGATGTCGATTCAGCAGTTCTATATCGACAGTTGTATGACATTCTTCCATCTAAGATTGCGTCTACTCAAAGCGTAGCAGACTCAATAATCATACTTGCCGAATATCAATACAAAGAAGCTTTCGTGGCTAATTCAGAAATCAATCGTGTTGCCGCACTTGCAACTCTAATGGCAGAAGTGGAATGGAAGTAATGCTTAATCTCTTTGGACAGTACGTATTTACAGCAGACGATATAGCTGAATCTCTGGTAGAATACTGTGATACTAGCTACGATATTACTATAGATCCTGACACTAAGATGGGATTTAAACTAACACATGATACTGGCATTCTCGAAAAGAAGTCTGATCCTATTCACCAAAAAAGTGGTTTCTATTCTATATGGAAAGATCATCACTGCTTGTATACCGGAAAGTCTGGTACAAGCATGGGTACTAGATTAGGTAGATTTGTGAAAGAAGTCCGCAGAAAGTCTAGGTCAGATGAGAAGCATCCAGCCGCAACTAAGTATCGTTCTATGTGGGGTGAAGACTTCTCTAACATGACCATACGAGTGTATCCTTTGGTTCAACAGACTGATCTTTCTCACGATGATATTGAGAAGTCTTTGATACGTATACTTAGCCCGCTCTTGAACGTGAGGGGCAAGAAATGAATTTGTTTAGTAAGTTTAAAAATCAATCTTCAAGTCACCCGTGTTTAGTGTGCAACAAGAAGATTGGTAAAGATTATAGTGAAGTGCGTTATAAGTATCAAGGCGGCACCGGCACTGCTTACGTTTGTAAGAAGTGTTCGGAAGAAATGAACAAGCCTAATGTGAATAAGGATGTCGATTATGGCGAATCCATTTGATTATGTAACATCTATCACGCAGACGAAAAAGAATATGATGCGTGACAGTGAAAACGATGCATTGGCAGAAAAAGGCTACGAGCCTTGGTTGGTAAACAATGCACTTTCGTATCATGTAGATACTATTCTACATGCAAACCTAATGAATATGAATCACGAACTGGATAAACGACCCCAGTACGAGTGTCTTATAAATAGCATTAGACCTAAAAAGCGATGGGCAAAGTGGGTTAAGAATGCTGGAAATGAGGAACTCGATATTGTGTGTGCCTATTATCAATGTAATAGAACAGTTGGTCAAGAGTATCTATCCTTGTTGTCTAGTGGAGAACTAGAAATTATGAAAAAACAACAAGAAACAGGTGGTTTGAAAAAATGAATTTATTAGATAAGTTAGTAGAGGTAACTCTACCTAACGAAGAGAGTTTTCTTAAAGTTAAAGAAACTCTAACTCGAATAGGTATTGCCTCTAAGAAAGAACAGAAGTTGTTTCAGTCGTGCCATATCTTGCACAAGCAAGGTAAGTACTACATCGTACACTTCAAAGAATTGTTTATGTTAGATGGTAAGATTAACGATTTCTCAGAAGAAGATAAAGCCCGTAGAAATACGATCATTACTTTGTTAGAGGAATGGGATCTTGTGAAGACTGTTGATTCTGAAAAGATCAAAGAGCCCACATCTCCATTGTCACAAATTAAGATTCTGCCTCACAAAGAAAAAGGTGAGTGGGAATTGATTGCGAAGTATAGTATAGGCAAAAAACGATAACTGGAGAATTATACTATGGAAGTGAAAGACAAGACTGGTCCATTTACCCACGATTATTTTAACTTTCTTGATAACGATTCTGTAGTCAGTCAAGAACTTATTACCTATTATATCAATGATGGGTACTTTGTAAAGCGTACGGCTGTACGCAGAAACCTAAGTGATGGAGACTATCATGACTCTATTCACGTTGAGCCACTTTATAGAATAGAGGAAAACTAATATGTCCGTTTCGCAACAACTTGAACTATTTCCAGAACTTGCTTCACCCATAAATTACGCACCGACTACGTATACGTTAGACACTAATGGATCTATTCCTTATACTCTTAACTATACTATCAAAAGCAGTATCGATGATCAGATGAGAGTGATGTCCGATTTAGCCGATAAGGTTGAAGTCAAAGTATACAAACTATTTCCAGAAGCCCATATGCCAGAACTTGGAACAGAGTGGGCAGCCTGTTTTGATCTTAAGGTATCGATGCAAGACGGAGATATGATTAAGGTCATCGATGTAGTAAACCATAAGAGACAAGTAAGCTGTCACAATGGATCATTCGTCTTATATTCAGGCGAGAGATGTTTAGTTCCCACAGGACTAGTATTTGATCTAGACGATGACCAGTCTATGCGTATTCATCCACGATCTGGACTTGCATGGAAACAAGGCATATCATTAGCAAACTGTGAAGGAGTAGTCGATGCCGACTATGTACAGCAGACATACGTTATGCTAATAAACAACTCAAACGAAGTGTTCACTGTAAACGATGGCGACCGCATTGCTCAAGCTGAAGTAATACAACATAATAGTTTTGAGTTTGTAGAAGTTCATGATGAGCCTCAATCAAAGACCAGTCGTACTGGTGGATTTGGTTCTACTGGAGTCTAGTACTCATGTAGTACAGTAATACATGTTATTACTAAATATCATGTATTTTTTTCAGAACATTACCATATTGCATGTATAAATAAAGATGTAAGTTGCCTTAGGGGACTTACTTAAATTAACCCTTGCTAAATATAGGAGGTCAATAATGACTTATTTGCAAACACAATACGACCCTTTCACGACTGTAGGTTTTGATAGGATTTTTGATCGCATTACATCACTTCATAATGAAGGACAGGTAAAAGCGAACTCATACCCGCCATATAATATCACTAAAGAAAGTGATACAACTTATATTGTGGAATTAGCCGTAGCAGGCTTTACTGAAGAATCGATTGACATTGAGGTAAAAGACGGGCAACTTACCATTGAAGGTAATAGTCCTGATGCCTCAGATGAGAAAGAGTATCTTCATAGAGGCATTGCCGCACGTGCTTTCAGTAGAAAGTTCACCTTAGCTGAGACTGTAGTGGTCAGAGATGCTTCCCTAGAGAACGGAATGCTTCGTATTCTGTTAGAAAACGTTATCCCAGAAGAGCAAAAACCGAAGAAGATTTCTATCGGGAAAACTCTTCAGGATACCAAAGAATTACTCACTGAGTAATACAAGGTGGGACGGAGTGAAAGCTCCGTCCTTTAATTTCACAGCTAACTATAGGAGTCAAAAAGCTGATGAACAGAGCAATCTCTTTTCTGAAGAGTTGCGATGGCACATTTTGCGATGCGGTTGCACAAGTTGCACTGAGCGTAGTATGCGTCTTTGTAATAGCTACTTGTCTGGGTAGCATATCCTAAGAATGAAGACAACACACACAACACAGGAGAAAAGTATGTCTAATAAAAATCCCTTCGAAATCCGAGCAGAAATGCTCAAGCTTGCAAAAGATTACATGGATCAGCAGTATCATATGAACATCCAGTTCTATGAGAACATGATCGCAGAGGGCGAAAAAGCCCGTAAAGATGTTGAAGACTGCCTTCAAGATGCTTATAAAATGTATTCAATGGATGAGTTGATGGAGAAAGCCAAGGAACTTTACACTTTCGTATCTGAAAAGAAGTAAGTGTAGTCACCAATCTAAGGAGCGTGAACAACGCTCCTTTTTTCATTTAAATTACAGGAGAGACAATGAGTATTGTGTTTTGGGTAATAATAGCAATAGGCACTATCAGTGCAGTTGAGGGCAATTCTAAATTGAACAAACTGTGCCAGAAAGAGATAGATGAGGGCATTTCTGCCACCATTAAAGAGTGTAAACAATATCAGTTTGACACGAGGATCAAAACAGGCTGGTAATACTTAAATAATGCTTGACAATTGGTCTATGCCGTGTTATAATGTACGTTCTAATTGGAGATATAATATGAAAAATGTGATCGCACTACCTACGCTCTATAAGCGTGATACTAAAGGTAAAGTAAGAGTTCTGACCATTGAGTATGGTTATGATGATGAAACCACCGCTGGCACTAGATCAGTTGCAGGCATACAAGAGGGTCAGTTAGTGACCTCTGGATGGAAACTATCCACACCAAAAAACGTTGGAAAGGTCAACGCAACGACCAATATCACTCAAGCCTTAGCAGAAGCCCAAGCAAATTGGGATAAGAAGACCGAGAAAGAATACTTCTCTGACATCAAGCTAATTGACACCTACGAAAAGTTTAAGCCTATGCTTGCAGGTGACTACACTAAACGTCCTCAATCAGAGGGCTGGAGTCAACCTAAACTAGACGGCATCAGATGTATAGCAAACTCATCTGGATTGTGGACTAGAGCAGGCAAAGAGATTACGAGTTGTCCACATATCTGGGAATCAGTGAAGCCATTCATTGAAGCAAATCCTGGTATCATCTTAGATGGCGAACTATACAACCATGAACTTAAAGAAGACTTTAACAAGATTACCAGTCTTGTGAGAAAGTTGAATGCGACTCCCGAAAGCATTGCCGAGTCTGCATCTCTTGTTCAGTACCACGTGTACGATTGCTACGTAGAAGATATGTTGTTTATCAACAGAATTAAACTGGCTTACGGAGCAAAGAGTGATGTTGTAAAGATCGTTCAAACTGACTTCGCACAAACACAAGAACAACTTGATGAGTTCTACAGTTCTTACATGACAGATGGCTATGAAGGTCAGATGGTAAGAAACAACACAACCTACGAGAACAAGAGAAGTAACAACCTTTTAAAGCGTAAAGAGTTTATCACTGAAGAATTTCAAGTGGTCTCTATGCTTGAAGGTCAAGGCAACTGGGCAGGCCATGTAAAGCATTTTGCTCTTACTCTGCCAAATGGAGCAACTTGTGGAGCTGGAGTTAGAGGCAAGCAAGAAGTCTTAAAAGAGTTGTGGGAAGTTGGTGATACACCAACATGGGCTACACTAAGATATTTTGGTCTTACACCTGATGGCGTGCCAAGATTTCCTGTGGTTATCGACTATGGCTTCGGTGAAAGAAGCGACTAAACTACTTGACAAAGTGTATCATACGTGATACATTGTACATTATATGAAACAGATTGAGGTCTTATGAGTTTTTATACCTGCGTAAATCGCTATGGCAGTAACATTTTATTTCGTGGCTACACGGATGATGGTAAACGCATTCAAACGAAGATACCGTTCAAACCAACGATGTATCTTAAATCTTCGAAAAATGAGAGTGGTTGGAAATCTTTCGATGGCGTGCCTGTTGACCCTATTCAACTCGACTCTATGCAAGAAGCGACTGAATTCGTCAAGAAGTATGAGAGTGTAGATAACTTTAAGATATATGGCAATAACAACTTTGTTGCTCAATTCATCCAAGATAAGTTTCCTGGTCAAATCAAATATGATCTAAAACGTATCGAGGTTGGTAATATCGATATCGAAGTTGCATCTGATGATGGATTCCCAGAGCCAGATGAAGCCAAGCATCCTATCATTTCGATTGCATACAAAAGCAGTAAGTCTAAAGTGTATCACGTTTGGGGTCTTGGCGAATGGCGCCTAGAAGACTGTGAACTCAAGCTAGACGGATGTATGGTACAGTATCGTCTTTGTGAAAATGAAGAAGACCTGATGCTAAAGTTTCTAACGTTTTGGCATGCAAACTGTCCAGACATTCTAACTGGTTGGAACATTCGACTATTCGATGTTCCGTATATGATCAATCGTACTATTCGTATACTCGGTGACAAAGTAGCAAAGCAGTTCTCTCCTTTCGGTATCACAAAGTACAGAAAGATTGGCATCAAAGGCAAAGAGATGGATGCTTACGAGATATACGGTGTACAGCAAGTCGATTACTTTGACCTGTTTCAAAAGTTTGGTTTTACCTATGGTAATCAGGCATCATATGCATTAGATCACATAGCGTCTGTTGTTCTAGGTGAGAAGAAACTTTCTTACTCTGAATACGGTTCTCTACATGGACTCTATAAACAAAATCACCAGAAGTTTATTGACTATAATATTCGTGACGTTCAAGTCGTTGATAAGATAGACAAGCAAACTGGTTTGATGGATCTAGCATTGATCGTGGCATACAAAGGTGGCGTGAACTACAATGATGCGTTCGGTACAACTGGTATATGGGATTCAATCATATATCGATATCTGTACGATCTCAAAATTGCAGTGCCACCTGCCACTCGCAAGCATAAAGATCCATATCCTGGTGGTTATGTGAAAGAGCCTAAAGTTGGCATGACTGAATGGGTAACGTCATTTGACTTAAACTCACTTTATCCCAACCTCATCGTGCAGTACAATATGTCACCCGAGACACTAGTTAAAGGTGATGATTTCACTGCTAGTGGTGTAGAACATTATCTAAAGAATCCAGTGTCTGATGCACCTAGAGAACGTGACCTATCAGTTGCCGCTAATGGTTCGATGTATCGTAAAGATAAGCGTGGTGTTTTCCCAACTATCATTATTGGTCTTTATGATGAACGTGCTGTGATCAAAAAAGAGATGCTTAAACTTAAGCAAGAAAATGAAGGTCAAAACTCAGCAGACTTGAAGAGACAGATAAATATACTAGAGAACACTCAGCAAGCTATTAAGATTTTGCTGAACTCTCTTTATGGTGCTTTAGGTAATCAATACTTTAGATACTTTGAAATGGTTATCGCAGAAGGCATCACATTGTCTGGTCAGCTATCTATCAAATGGGCAGAGCAGGCTATGAACAGAGCCATGAATAACATATTGAAATCTGATGATGAAGATTATGTGATCGCTATGGACACTGATTCGTTATATGTTAACATGGGACCTCTTGTTGAGGCAGTGAAGCCTAATGATCCGGTGAAGTTTATCGATCAAGCGTGTGAACAAAAACTGGTGCCTATCTTAGAGAAAGCGTACCACAATATGTTTGAAAATATGAATGCATACGACAATCGTATGGTCATGGCACGTGAAGCTATAGCAGACAAGGGTATATGGATGGCAAAGAAACGCTATATACTTAACGTACACAACAACGAAGGGGTTCAATACGCAGAACCAAAACTCAAAATTATGGGCATTGAAGCCGTCAAGTCCTCAACGCCTCAAGTGGTGCGTGACAAATTTGTAAAAGCGTACCGCATTATGCTTAACTCTACAGAGAAAGAATTGCAAGAATTTGTGAAGAACTTCTATGAAGAGTTCAAGTCTTTACCACCTGAAGATGTATCATTTCCTCGTGGTGTGAGTGACATTGAAAAGTGGCGAGATACGAATACCATCTATAAGAAAGGTACTCCTATCCACGTCAGAGGCGCACTTCTCTTTAATCAACAGATCAAGAAGTATGGTTTGTCTGTAGAAGAAGTTAAGAATGGCAGTAAGGTAAAATTCTGTTACATGAAAGTGCCTAATCCTCTGATGGAAAATGTAATATCTTTTCCGCAGTTTTTGCCTAAAGAGTTTGGTCTAGATAGTGATGTTGACTATGAAACTCAATTTAACAAAACGTTCAAAGAGCCGTTGAAGATGGTGTCTGATGCCATCAACTGGGAACTTGAACACATAAACTCATTGGAGGGATTTTTCTCATGACAGACGATATATTTGATTTCGGCTTTACCGCAGTCGATGAAACAGAACTAGAAGCGGTACAAAAAGCAAACATTCAGATCACAGAGACAAGTGGCACTGCTGATCAATTACAAACGAAGTTGGACAAGTTGTATAACTCTATTAGTCCACTACTTAATAGCCTTAAGGCAAACCCAGAGAAAGAATATATTCTTTGGCCTAATCGTACAGGAAAGATTGAACAATTTGAAAAGAAACTGTTTGACATATACACGGGTTGATGCTATAATAGGCGCAATGAAACAAAATCTAAACAATGGAGAATTATAAATGTCATCCTTAATGGAAAAACTCGCAAAGAACTCGACTATCAAGTCGACCGCTCCTATCATGGACTCAAAAGTCTTTGGTAAGAAAGATATGGCACCAACGTCTGTACCTATGGTAAACGTTGCACTGTCAGGCAAACTAGATGGTGGACTAAGTCCAGGCTTGCTAATGTTAGCTGGTCCATCTAAGCACTTCAAATCAGCATTCGCATTGCTGATGGCTGCCGCTCATCAAAAGAAATATAAAGACAGTGTTATACTGTTTTATGATTCAGAGTTTGGTACACCACCAGAATACTTCAAGTCTTTTGGTATTGATATGGATCGTGTTATTCACACACCGATTACAGATGTCGAGCAGTTAAAGTTTGATATCACTAATCAGTTGAATGACTTAGAGAAGAAAGATAACGTCTGTATTGTAATCGATTCTATTGGTAACTTAGCATCTAAGAAAGAAGTTGATGATGCACTAGACGGTAAGTCTGTGGCAGATATGTCACGTGCAAAGCAGATGAAATCTCTGTTTCGTATTGTAACACCTCATCTCAATCTAAAAGACATTCCTTTGATCTGTGTGAATCACACTTACAAAGAAATTGGCATGTTCCCTAAAGACATCGTGTCTGGCGGTACTGGTGCTTACTATTCTGCTGATGCTATTTGGATCATCGGACGTAGACAAGAGAAAGAAGGTACTGAGATCAAGGGCTACCACTTTGTAGTCAATATCGAAAAGTCTCGACATGTGCGTGAGAAGTCTCAGATCCCTATTACTGTTACTTTTGATGGTGGTATCATGAAGTGGTCTGGACTACTAGAAGTTGCAGAGAAAGCTGGCTATGTACATAAGCCAAAAGTTGGTTGGTATGAAGCCCTTAATCCAGAGACTGGTGAAGTTCTGAGTGATAAGATGATGCGGGCAAAAGAGATCGTAGATAATAAAGATTTCTGGTTAATGATGTTTGAGAAAACAAGTCTTGCCAAACACATCGAAAAGGTGTATACTATTGCTTCTAGTGCGGGTCTCATCAATGATGATTCTCAAATTGAAATCGCTGACGAGGAGACAGTAGCGAATGATTGAAAACACCGTTCTTGCGGGACTCTTACATAATGAAGATTACATGCGTAGAGTTATACCATTTCTTAGTGAAGAATACTTCGGTGACTTCACTGAGAAAATGGTGTTTAAAACAATAACACAGTATATCTCAGACTACAACAGTGTACCAACAAAAAGCGCCTTAAAGATTGCTATTGATGAAAAAAGTAATATATCAGACGACCAGTACACCACTATAGTTGAGATGATTGAAGGTCTAGATTACGATCCTAAAACTGACTTAGAGTGGATCGTAGATAAGACTGAAAAGTTCTGCCAAGACAAGGCAGTCTTTAATGCTGTTCGTGAATCCATTCTTGTGTTAGATGGCAATCACAATGATTTAGATAAGGGTTCTATTCCTGATCTATTAACTAAGGCACTTGGTGTATCTTTTGATCAGAATATCGGTCACGACTTTCTCGAACAACCAGAAGATCGATATGAGTTTTATCATACGAAAGAAGACAAAGTTTCGTTTGACTTAGACTTATTCAATAAGATCACTAAAGGTGGCTTGTCTCGTAAATCTCTGAGTATTGCTCTCGCAGGTACCGGTGTTGGTAAGACATTGTTCATGACTCATTGTGCGGCAGCCAATCTTATGGACGGCAAAAATGTTCTATACATTACTATGGAGATGGCAGAAGAAAAGATTGCTGAACGTATTGACGCTAATCTACTAAACACTACAATTGATGCACTTCAAGAAATACCTAAAGATGTATACATGAAGCGAGTTAATAGAGTGAAAGGCAAGACAACTGGCAAGTTGATCGTCAAAGAGTATCCCACAGCCAGTGCAGGTTCTGCACATTTTAGACACCTTTTGAATGAATTAAAGCTAAAAAAGAACTTTCACCCAGATATCGTCTATATAGATTATCTAAATATATGTACGAGTTCAAGAATGAAAGCAGGTGCAAATGTCAACTCATACACTTTGATTAAGGCAATTGCAGAAGAACTACGGGGTTTAGCTGTAGAGTTTAATGTGCCAATCTTAAGTGCGACACAGACAACTCGTACTGGTTATAGTAGTTCAGACTTAAACTTAGAAGATACTTCTGAGTCTTTTGGTCTACCTGCTACTGCTGACTTTATGTTTGGTCTAATCTCTACTGAAGAGTTAGAGGGTTTAGGACAACTTATGGTAAAGCAATTGAAGAACAGGTGGGGCGACACAAACTATCTGAAACGTTTTGTAATAGGAATTGATCGATCTAAAATGAAGTTGTTTGATACTGAAGAATCAGCGCAAAACTTAGTTGATGATACTCCTGTTGCAGATAAAGGTAACTTTGCTAGTCGTATGAAAGATGAAAAGAAAGAGGGTAATAACGATAGTGTTATATCTTACAGAAAACGAGCCGGAGATAAAAAACCAAACTTTGGCGGATTTAAATAAAGGAATTATGATAGGATATTGGAATAGATTTCATTCATTAATGAAGAGTGGTAGATTGCATAGATTAGTAAACAAGTATTTAAGCTAGGAGAGAATTGTATGTGGTTGTGGATAGTAAGCAGTGTTGCGGGATCACTATTGGGTGCCGCATCGACTAAATGGTTCAAAGACACAAGAGCTGGAATTTGGTGTTATAACAAATTCGATGATATTGCAGATTGGGCAACAGAGAGGTATGGTATCGATATTCTTGACAAAGAGAATATTGCATGGAAAACCAAGTATCCTAATGTATCTAAAAAGATAGACGCACTAGAAGCCAGAATTGCTGATCTAGAGAAAAATAGCCATCCATGTAAAGAGTTACATGAGTTTGATGTATGGCCCGAGTTGGATGAAAGAATCAAGAAGCTAGAGAATAAGTAATGCTCTACCTTGTAGATAAGGTTAATAAAGAGTTTCACGTGCTAGAGAAGTCTTCTGGATTGAACGTATTCGTTACGACTAGTGCTAAAGAAGCAGAACGAATGAAAGTGCTGTTAAACTCTGGTAGTGGCTTCGATGGTCACATACCAAATTTCTTCGTTAAAGAATCCACTCAGTAGCTAATAGAGGTGCCGGTGCCTTATGGCATACAGTAAGCAAGTATTAGATCATTATGAGAATCCCAGAAATGTCGGCAAGATGGACGAGAACGATCCTAATGTAGGCACTGGTATGGTTGGAGCACCTGCATGTGGAGACGTTATGCGACTTCAAATTAAGGTAGAAAACAACATTATTACTGATGCCAAGTTTAAGACTTATGGATGCGGTAGTGCTATTGCGTCTTCTAGTCTTCTGACTGAGTGGGTCAAAGGCATGAATCTTGAGGATGCAAGTCAGGTTAAGAATACACAACTAGCCGAAGAACTTGCTCTCCCACCAGTAAAGATTCACTGTTCAGTCCTTGCAGAAGATGCTATAAAGACTGCCGTAAAAGATTATCAGACGAAAGTTAGTAAGGAATCTGCCCAATAAAAAAGGCAACTAAAAGCTGCCTTTTCTAAATAGTTTGCGTGACTGGGAGGAACCCCACCTGCATACGAGATGCTACCCCAGTTATTCCTTCTGTGAGTTGTTTAAAAACGATCACACTTGCCTCTTGTGTTGTTACACATTCACACGCACCCATGCGTCTATTTATACATTTCGAAAACCCGTGTCAATCTTTTTGTAATACTAAATATCATCACCACGAAACTATATAAGGACTATTATTCATGGTAATGACTCCAACCGAAGGAGTCTTTCTGGACATTGAGGCTATGGAACTTGCTGATGGATGCATCAGTTCAACAGTACCCATATACATAATGGCTCAATACGCAAAGAACGTTGAAAAAGATCCAATATTATCAGAAAGCTACCTTGAAAAATTGTCAAAGAAAATGCTTGACAATTGGACAGAAATAGTGCATAATTATAAGCAATTGATCAGTGAACAAGACTTACTGAAAGCCGAGTTCAATGGTGAGTATCCTAAAAATACCCAGACGGGTTTAGATCACTTGAGGTATGTATATTATGGCTATAGAAGAAAAAATCATCCAATCAACTGAGTGTACTCAATGAGTATGCATATGATTAAAGGTGTTTACGCTCCAAGATCGAAGAAGCGCAAAGCGAAGAAACTCGACATGGTAAAAGCGGAGATTCAATGGAGACAGTACAATAAAGAGATGAGACGTAAACATATGCACTCATGTCAGTTCGATACGCTAGATGAATATGTTGCATATATATCTGGTAAACTAAAGCCAAAGAAAAGGAAATTTGTACCATATGAACCGACGACAACAGTTCCAAAACAGATTAAGATACCAAGCCAGACGAAGAGCCCAGTTCATGGAGTCCCAGAGTCAGGAAGAAGAAAAGAGTCTCCAGTCTACACAGGAAACTACATTGTCGGAATTGCCACCATGCATAAGTCAAACGCAGTACCTATTACGAACCAAGAACAAGCAATAGAAATAGCAAGAATGGCTAAATGACTCGCTCATAAATAGTAGAAACAAGAGGAATCTACTATCACATGAGTATGGAAGTATACGAAAAAATTGGAGAGAACCTGAACTCTATCGTAAAGATAAAGAACTATCAGGTTGCTCCTCTTTATCCAAAAGGCAAACCAGGAACAAACGACAAGTCTGTTCGGGAGTTTAGGCTTCAACTTATCAATAAAGATAATGATACTAGCAAGGAATTGATAGATCATCTGAAGATGCAGTTGCGAAAAGATACTAGCCTTGAGAGTGTAACGTTTAATTCCATATCTCCAAATAGTTCTAAGTTCCCTAGTTACAGTTTCACGTTTGACGGTCTAAAGTTTGACATTATCATAGCGAGAGGTGCGAATGCTGGCGAGAAGTTTGAAGTAAGAACTGTCAAGACATTAGACAACTATTTCAAAACTCGTACAGACAATGAAACCTCTGAAGTCGTGACCATGATGAGTGAGTCACACGCTCCCTTTGCCAATGCGGAAATCGTTGGTGCTGTACAAAGAACTGGTGCTACCAAGAAAGAAGGCATACCCATAGACAAGCTTGGTGCTATTATCGGTGATATCATATTGACTGATAATCAAGGAAACCCTTGGTACATATCGCTCAAAGATATAAACGGTAATACGTTTAGTTCTTATTCTGGTGCCGCATCTTTGTTTGATAGAGAAGGCAATCTTCAGCCAAACTCTGCCGGAGCGACCTTTCTCAAAACATTTGGAGTTGATCTGAATAAAGTGCAAGCTGGTTTTGATGAACGAGGAAGTATAAATAAAGTTAGACCGAAACTCGCAGTACCTAGAGCCAATGCAAGAGAAATCGAAAAGATTTTCAACAGAGCGTGGGGTATGAATTACTTCTACGTAAGGCGAATGAGAACTGGGTGGAAAGTCTTCTGGTTAGGTAAAACTAAATTGGATAAGTTATCACAAAACATAAAAATTGATGATATAAGATATCCATCTACAAAATCTAAGCAGATTACGATATTATGTAGTAACACTGTTGAAGACTATGTAATTGAGTTAAGAAATTCTAAAGCTGGTGAATACCCAAACGATACTAAATTCAAGGTTAAAAAATGACAGTTAGATTTAAAAGTTTCATTACCGAATCAGTCGGTGCAAAAGGACTAGCATACGAAAAAAAGGTCTTCGATGCAATGAAATCTGCTGGTGTGATTGGATTAGATGTCGGCAGTAAGCCAGGTGCAGGATACAGTAATCAAGGTGCAGGTGATATTGAAGCATTATACAACGGTAAAGAATTCAATATCGAAATTAAATTAGATAAGAATGCTCAGATGGGCGGTACGTCTATTAGAATAGACACTCAGAATAAGACCCACACTTTAGTCAAACCCGATGCGGTAGACGATGACGCTATTCCATTTTTCATAGAAGCGGCAAAGAAACAAGACAAAGCACTAAAAGATTGGGTTAACTTTATTCGTAAGCAAGAGCCTGTAGCATTCCACAAAAAAACACCATATACGATACCTTTCGGTTCAGTCACTAAAGACGCATGGTCAGCGGCACAGAAAGCTGGCTACTTAACTAAGATGAATGCGATACAGTCTTTTGACTCAGCGAAAACAATCGCTAAAGCATATAACCGAAAGAACGTATATTACATTCAGATTGGTAAAGCAGGTCTTTTTTATCTAGGAAGCAATCCTTTAAAATTAGATGTTCCAGAATACAAAGGATCTGTTAATATCGAATTCAGATTGGGACCATCTGGAAGTAAAGCAAGAAAATTTGAAGGTGAAGACTATCGTGTTGTCGGTGCTGGATATCGTTGTCAAGGCAGATTGAAGACTAATATCAAGTCTAAGTATAGCCTCGATAATTCTGAAGACGTAAAGAAATTATTTGGAGCATAGAATGCAACGCCTTTCATCATTTTTAACTGAAGCTAAAAACACTCACATGGAGCACCTCGAAGATAACTTGCTAAATGCAGGCGTTGATGGAGCAAGACAGTCTATAAACTATCTACGATCTCTACGTGATATGTTGGCAGGTAAATCTCGTTCCGCAGTTAATGTGACTGTCAAATGGGATGGAGCACCAGCAGTGTTTGCAGGTATTGATCCTTCTGATGGTAAGTTCTTCGTTGCGAAGAAAGGTATCTTCAATAAGAACCCTAAGGTCTATAAGACTAAAGCGGATGTTGATGCTGATACAAAAGGTGATTTGAATATTAAATTAAATTTGGCACTGAAACATCTGCCATCTATGAATATTAAAGGAGTGATACAAGGTGATTTCCTCTATGCGAAGAAAGATATTAAGAAAGTACAGATTGATGGTGAATCGTATATTACTTTTCATCCTAATACGATTGTTTACGCTATACCAGCGAAAAGCCCACTTGCTACTAAAATCCTCAGATCCGAGATCGGTGTGGTTTGGCACACTAACTACAGAGGAAAATCTTTTGAATCAATGTCAGCGTCTTTTGGAGAGAAGATCGCAAGCAATCTCAAAGACACGAGATCGGTCTGGTCAGTAGACGCAGTATATAAAGATGTGAGTGGTAATGCCACAATGACACAGACAGAGACAGATGCAATTACTCTACTATTATCTGCCGCTGGTAAACAGTTTAATAAAGTAAACAAAGCAACGTTTGATGGCATAACAGAGAACGAAGAACTGCTTACAAGAGTTAAAACATATCTGAACGTAAAAGTACGTGCAGGTGAAAAGATTGCAAATCCTTCTAAGTTCGTCACTGACATGGTAGACTGGATGTACGAGTATTACCAAAAAGAAATTGATAAGATGAAATCTGAAAAGGGCAAAGCTAGTAAGACAGAGAGACGAAAAGATGTAATGTCATACTTTTCAAATATCGATAAGTCTCAGATTGTTGCATTGTTTGAATTGTATAATATGATCGTTGAAGTAAAACTACTTATCATTACTAAACTGGATAAAGCAAAATCCATAGGTACGTTCTTAAGAACAAAAGATGGATACAAAGTCACAGAACAAGAAGGCTTTGTTGCAATTGATAGGATGGGTAAGAATGCAGTTAAGCTTGTAGATAGAATGGGATTTTCTAAAGCAAATTTCTCAGACGAATTTATTAAGGGCTGGCAGAAGTAAGTCATTTACCGCATCACGGGTATTCGGATTTAGCATCACAAAATTACACTTTTCTTGTATAAATATTTGCGTCAACAAGATTGACGTAACACATTTATCACATACGAAAGGTTACATAATGGCACACGTATTAGCCGCAGTACGATTTTTAGATTTCTCATTCTTATCCGCTTACATCTATAAAGTGGTGAGATACTTCGAAGACCGCAAGACTTATAGAGAAACTTATAATCAACTATCAAAACTTACAGACAAAGAATTATCAGACATTGGTCTGCATAGAGGACTAATTCACTCAGTATCAATTGGCGAATATTCTCCAGATAGATCAGATAATCCAAACTTGCGAGGTTGGGTATAATGGCTGAAGCAATTTTGAAATTTACATTCGCACCTCTTTCTGGTTTTTGGGGCACAATGTGGTCGATTGGCGAATCAGCCGGTAGAGCAAGAGCCGCATCTGAACTATCACGGATGGGCATGCACGAAGAAGCAAAACGATTAATGCTAGAGAAATAGAATGATAAAAAGATTTATGAAAGCAATGGAATATAGAAGCTATTGCATATCTATCAAAAAATTACGAGAATTAGGATACTATGAAAAAGCCCGAGAGATTTCGGAATATAAACATACTATGTACAAAACGCATTAAATTAAAATATTTTATCGTGGCTATATGTGTCATGATGGTTACATTCGATGCTGGATCGAGACCTTTAAAGAAAATGGCATTATCATCGGTTCGTATTACGCTAAATAGTAATACGAAGTCTTAACGTAAAGCGGGCTTCATGCCTGCTTTCGCATTTAAAGGAGAATAATATGAATTGGTTAAAAAACAGATTAATGGAACGCACATCTTGGGATGGTGGAGTTCTTATCGCAGTTGGTGTAGTTGCACTTATGTTTCAAGGTCTAGTCGGTTGGGCAGCATATGGCGCAATCGCTTATGGCATCTTTACGTTAGTTAAATCAGAGGACTAATTATGAATTTCGTTGATATGACAAAGCGTGAGTTAGAAGATTATGGACGTACAGTTGGCATTGAACTGGATAGAAGACTTACTAAATCCGTCTTAATTGAACGGCTTAGTGACCACTTATCCAGTTCAGAAGAAAACTTAGATCCTATCTATGTAGACGCAGAACTTGAAGAAGAATGGGGACAAGCAGATATTGAGCATCCTCTTATGCCATCTATTGAAAATGAGCCTGTAGATCCTTTGCTTGCAATTCAAGCAGAAAAAGACGCAAGACATGCAGTTCAAAACTATTCAGAAACGGTGCGTCAGATAGAAGAAAAATATCAGATACTAAAAGATCAGCGTATCAATGCTGAAGTGTTAGAACTAGAGGCACTCACTGAAGTAGAAGTTGCTAGAAAAAATTTATCTAGTATGCAAAAGACATGGGAAGACAGTAGGGAACTACTGTAATTTATAAATAGTACATAACAAATCGTTGTAGTAAGACTACGGTAAACCTACGATAGAGGAATAAAAATGCAAGATGATTCTATGGATAATCCAGAGGCAAACTCTGGTGAAGAAACGACTTCTAAAAAGAAGACGGATAAGACAGAGAAGTCAAAGAAGGCTTCGAAGAAAGTAAAAGACGAACTTCTCGTAAAGAATTCGATTGAGATCAATCCTAAACTTGAAGAAGCTCCCAACAAGACAGTCGTTCTCGGTTGGGGTAGAATGAATCCAATCACGGTTGGTCATGAAAAACTAGTCAACAAAATTAAATCAGTTGCAAAGCAAGAAGGAGCAACTCCTTTAGTCTATGTCTCTCATAGTCAAGATGCTAAAAAGAATCCTCTAGATTACGATGACAAAATTATGCTTGCCAAGAAAGCATTTGGTAACATAATCGTAAAATCTAATTCACGTACTATCATTCAGATCATGCAAGAATTACAGAAGAGTTTTTCTAAAGTAGTTCTAGTTGTTGGTCAAGATCGAATCAAACAATTCGATGAACTCTTAAATAAGTATAACGGCAAAGACTATAGATTCGATAGCATTAAAATCGTATCTGCTGGAGATCGTGACCCAGATTCCGAAGGTGTTTCTGGTATGTCTGCATCTAAGATGAGAGCCGCAGCCTCACAGGGCGATTTCAAAAAATTCAAAACTGGTTTGCCTCGCAGACTTCAAGGTGACGCACAAGACGTATACGATATGGTACGTGGCGGCATGAAGATTGCAGAGATGTCAGAACAGCTTGACGAAGCGTTGACTATTCAGCAAAGACGCATGAGATCAATAACCATGCGTAAGTTCAAGTCTAAGATCGCTCAAGGTCGTAGACGTATGGCAAAGAAAGCCGCTACTATGGACAAACTTAAAGTTCGTGCTAGAAAGGCTGCCATCAAAGTAATTCGTAAAAAGGTTGCAGGCAAGAAGGGTGAGAACTATGCTTCACTATCTCCTTCTGAGAAGATGCTTATCGATAAGCGTGTTGCAAAGAAAAAATCAGCTATTGATAGAATCGCTAAGAAGCTACTACCTTCGGTTAGAAAAGCAGACCTAGCTAAATTATCTGGCAAGAAAAGTGCTAACGAAGAGTTTGAGTCTTATATCATCAATGAAGAATTCTCTAACTTGTTTGAGGAGCCTACTGTAGGTCAAGACAAAGATATTGCTGATCGTAAAGGCACACAGCCAGCAGTATATCATAAAGGTCTTGCTAAGTCTACTAAAGTAAAACGTGATGCACATTTCAAGAAGGGCGCTAAGATGGATGATGATAATCCAGATGCGTACAAACCAGCACCTGGTGATGCAGAAGCAAAAACAAAAACATCTACACACACTAAACGATATCATCAGATGTTTAATAAAGAAGGTCAAATAAAACTAGACCGCCGTTTTCGTGCATTCAGACAACGTAAAGAAGAAGTCGAAATAGCTGAAATAACTATCAATACAGATGCAGAGAAGCGACTTAAAAGACAACACAAAGACGAAAGACAAAACTTATCTAAAGAGCATGAGCGTGAGATGGATGGATTGCTTACTAGAGAGTTACGTAAGAAGATCACTCAAGTTAACAAAGAAGAGTTTCACTCTGATAAAGATTTAATTGCATTCATCGAAGAGACTACAAACGACATTGTTGATCAGGTAACATTAGATGAAGCAAAAGGCGATGAAGGATTAAAGAAGAAAGCAGAGAAGTCTGGAATGCCACTTGGTATTTTACGTCAAGTTTATAACAGAGGTATTGCCGCTTGGAGAACTGGACATAGACCAGGTACTACTCCACAGCAATGGGGCTTTGCACGTGTCAATTCTTTCATCACTAAGTCATCGGGCACATGGGGTAAAGCAGACGCAGACCTAGCCGCTAAAGTTCGTGGTAGTTCTAAGAAAGAAGAGATTGAAGAGAAGTTAAAAGTATCCGATGGACTTGGAGCTTGGATTGATGACTTCAAAAACTCAGATGCTCCTCAGTTTGCAGGTAAGTCTGATAAGAAGAAACAACAAATGGCTGTTGCCGCATTCGTAGATGCTGGTGGCAAGTTAGAAGAGGGCGCAGTTTCAGCCGCACAACGTGCCGCAATTGCTATCTCTAAGAAAGAGAAAGCTGGTAAACCTGGTTACGATAGCGAAGGTAAGTCTTTGAAAGAGGATGATCCATGCTGGGACTCTCACGAACAAAGAGGCATGAAAAAGAAAAACGGTAAGCTAGTGCCTAACTGTGTGCCTAAGAATGAAGGCGCAGAAGTCTATGTAGTTAAGAAAGGACCTTACCAACGCAAAGTCGATGGAGCTACTGCTGATAGAATGAAGAAGCAAGGCTGGAGAATTGTAGCAAGGGAGGCATTTGAAGAATCTAGTACTGAAGACCTCATGTTTGAAGAGCATTTTGCAGAGAGAAGTACACAAGACATTATCAGGTCTAAGTTAGGATCTATTACTAACAAAAAGAACTACCAACACGCATTAAAAACTCTCACCACTGTACTCGACAGAAAAAAGAAAGAGTCAAAAGGTAAGATTAGACATGGCGTAGGATACTATGCCGCACAAATCGCAAAAAGTTACGCAGGCGTTGATGGCAGAACATTAGCAGATATGGTGCCTAGTGATTATGTATTCGAACAGGGCGGTGCTGGTGATAGAGGTACTGAAAAAGTTACTAAGCGTTACAAGAAAGATACTCCTGGCGAGACTGTCACTGAGTCAGTAGATGATCTATTTGAAGCACACTTCGAAGAAGAAGTTACTCAGAAGCAGTTGAATGACTTAGAAAGGTTTGCAGATAGATTACTCGACAAGTTTGGCATTGACGTAGAATTCACTAAGCATTTTGCAGACAGAATGAACGATGATCGCAATAAGCCTGCTATCACTATTGCAGAACTTCAGCGAGTATTCAAAAAGATTGCAAAGAACAAAGCAAAGAACATTCGTCAAAATCCTGACATCGAAGCAGTGCTTAAGGACATTCAAGCAGATTTGAACTTACCTATCGTCATTAACTATGATAGCGAAAAGGATGAATACGAAGTAGTCAACAAGACTATCATGCGTAAGAAGAACTTTGGCACATCTAGTAAAGTGATCAAGGTATGAAGAAGTTTAGGAACTTTGTGTCAGAACTTAAGGTCTATGAACCTAAGTCCACAGATACTCTAGGTTTTACAAGAGACAAGATGCCTCAAGTAAGATCGAAAGATTATGATGGACTTATCAAGCATCTGAAGAAGAACAACGTTGCTGTGAAAAAGACTAAGGTTCCTGCTAAGAGTTTAAAGCCTATTCAGAAAGAATTTAACAAAGATAAGATTGTAGGGGCAATCGCTAAGATCAAGACTCTTGGTCAAGCAAAACCTCTGATTGTGAGTAAAGATAACTATATCATTGACGGACATCATCGATGGTTAGCCGCTCGAAACGTAGGTGGAAATATAGATATCATGCAAGCAGATGTGAAAGTTCATGAATTATTAAAACACGTGTACAGCTACCCAAAGACTTTCACAAAAAAGATACACGAAGGGAATGAAAATGTTTTGGAGAAAAAATAAGATGAGTAAATTTGAATTAACAAAAGAGATGCTGGCAGCAATGATTCCTGGCAACTCAAAAGTAGATATGTGGTACGATGCGATTGTAGAAATCTTTCCTAAGTACGACATCAACACGCCTGAAAGAATGGCTGGATTTATTGCACAATGTGCCCACGAAAGTAATAACTTTAAGTCATTAGAAGAGAACTTGAATTATAGCGAAAGCGCATTGAACAGAGTATTTGGACGTTACTTTGGTAATTCACCAAAGCGTGACGCAAAAGAGTATGCCCGTAACCCAGAGAAAATTGCTAACTACGTATATATGGATGAGTTCCGTAAGTACAAGATGGGTAACGTTAAAGATGGAGACGGCTGGTTATTTAGAGGTCGTGGACTGAAGCAACTTACTGGTCGTGAGAACTATACTAAGTTCGGTAAGACCGTAAGCATGACAGCAGAACAAGCCGCTGAATATGTAGCAACTGAAAAGGGTGCTATTGAAAGTGCTTGCTGGTTCTGGAAGACATCTAAGTTAAATGCTATCGCAGACAAAGGCGATATCGTTAAAATGACTAAGAAGATTAATGGTGGTGATATTGGCTTGGCAGATAGAACTAAGCGTTACAATGCCGCTATTGAGATTATGGGCGGAAAGATTCCTGCCCCTAAGAAATCATCCAGTAAATCTAAAGTTGAATACGTAACAGTAACAACTGGTGATAGAGGCGATACAGTAGCCGCAGTGCAGAAAGCACTCGGTATTGGCGCTGATGGTATTTTTGGACCTGGTACTAAGCGTACATTAAGAGCGTGGCAAGCCGCAAATGGTTTGACTGCTGATGGAGTAGCTGGTCCTGCAACTCTAAAGAAACTATTAGGATAGTACAATGATTAAAAAGTTCAGCGATTTTAGGACAGAAGCTAAAGACCCGAAAGAGTATGACAACGAAGGCGGTATGGCTAAGACCCAACTACGTGGTATATTGGCTGACGCAGATCATATGGTTAAGATGTTTGAAGACGAAGATAATCTGCCAGAGTGGGTACAGAACAAGATCACTAAGGCTGCCGATTACTTGAACTCTGCTCATCGATACATGATGAACAAAGACGGAGAAGAGTAATGGCTTGGGTTACAGTCACTAATAACACTGCTTGGCAATACGATAATGCCGCAACTGCATCTGACACTTATTCAGATACTCCTGGCACTATCGCTAATGGTATTCGAACATTTACTTTACCTGGTGGTAACGCTAGACAGACATATATCAAGTGTAGAAAAACTAGTAACCCACCTGCAACTGGTGAACTTGACAAGACATATTGGGACGCACAATGATGAAAAGCTTTAAAAGATATAACGAAGAAACTATTGATGCCGTATGTGAAGAGTGCGACATCTATGCAGATTTAGTTTTAGAAGAATCTGAGTATCAAGGAAGAAAGGTTACGCTGAACGATCCTTTCAGACTGCCCAGTGGATCTAAAAGAAAGTTTGGCGTATACGCTAAGAACGAAAAGGGAAATGTGGTGAAAGTTCAATTTGGTGATCCGAACATGGAAATCAAACGAGATGATCCTGCAAGAAGGAAAAGTTTTAGAGCAAGGCATGGATGTGATAATCCTGGTCCTAAATGGAAAGCAAAGTATTGGTCGTGTTACCAATGGCGTGCAAGCTCAAAAGTTGATAACTGATAAATAGTAACATAAAATAATTAAAGGAGAATACCATGTTTAAGAAAGCCGAAGACATTCAACCACTGCCAGCAGGTATGGTTGATGCATTCACTGCTAAAGTTGCTTCTCAGGGATATAAAATGCCTGAGCCTGTTGCTGAAGAACCAGTAGTAGAAGTTGAAGCACAGCCAGAAGAAGTAACAGAAGCAACAGGTTCACGTGGACCAGATAAAACTGCACCAGGTGACGGAGATACTAAGACACCTAAAGTAGCAGACGTAACTCCAGAAATTGGCATGATCTCATCGAAAGATAAGGCAGCCAAGTCTGTAGAAACTGCTGTAAAAGCCGCTTCAAAATCTCAACACGAAGAAATTGAACTTGTTCAAGACGGTGGTAAAGTAGAACTTGAAGACGTAATGTACGAAGCTACTATTACTGTAAAGTCGTTCACTGGTAAAGCACCAGCCGGTATCAAGATGAAAAAGATCGGCTCATCTTCGTTTGGTGGAGATGATGTTGAAATGACTGGTCCAGACGCTAAACTTATTGCTTACGCTAAGAAAAGTCTTGGATGTGATAAATCATGTAAGACTATCGCAGATGTTCAAAAGAGTTTGAAAGAATCATACATGGACGAGAAGTCTTGCGTAGGCGAAATGAAAAAACTACACGCTTCCTCATGCTCAAAGCATGAAATGTATAAGAAAGTGAGTGAGAAGTATGGTTGTTCGGAAGCGAAGTTCGAAGAACTATATGCTCAGTATTGTAAAGAGACTTACGAAGGAGTTCAAGAAGATAACTCTAACGACAAGTCAGACGATGGTGAAGGCATGGACAAAGTTCAACCTAAAGCTGTTAAAAAGAAGTTTGATGATCGTAAAGACAAAGACATCGACAACGATGGCGATGAAGACGAATCTGATGAGTACTTACATAAGCGTAGAAAAGCAATCTCTAAAGCGTTGGAGGACTAAATGACTGACGAACTAAACGAAAAATTTAGTCCTATGCATGTCAAGCAAGCGATTGGTATTGCGTCTGATAAACGCTATGCCGGTGGCAATATGACTGGTGCAGTCAAAGCTATTGAGAAGATGAAAAAAGGATTGTCTGATCATCCACAAGTTAGGGCGGTACTTAAGCGTCAAAACGAAGATGTGAATGAGAAGTTCGATCCTGCTGACCTCGACTTAGTTGCAACTGACAAAGATAAAGCTGGCGCTAAGATGAACATTATCATGCAGTTGCGTAAAGCGGCAGACGTGAGAGGTAATCTTCCTATTCAATTTGCTGATGGTAAGAAAGCTAAGTTGCCTCCAAAAGTTATTGAACTTGCACTTAAGAAGTTTGCTTCTTTTCGTAAGCCAGATAATAAAGAGAAACTTCAAACTGCAATGGGCAAATCATACAAAGATATGGTACATGCTCTGAAGACTATGCGTGAAGAAGTTGAACTAGATGAAGGCGTAGACAAGGCTAAGATTCAAAAGCAGATTGATCAAGCAGAGAAGTATCTCAAGACTTTCTTTGGTAACACATCTTCTGTTAAGATGAAGAAAGTTGCTATTCAGAGAAAAATTGATAAGCTGAAAAAGCAACTCAATGAAGCTGAAGAAGATGGTGAAGTACTCGAAGAGAAGTTTATAGTTAAGTATTCAATGTCAAAGCGTGGACCGATTCGGACGATGCCTTTCAACCTATTGGTATATGCCAAGAAATATCTTGCCGATAAGGAAAAGGAAGGGTACAAGGGCATTATCTCTAAGAACGGTAAAGTCGTAAAAGAAGACAGTGAAGAAGATTACTGTGACTGTGGTTGCGAGTGTGGAAAGAAAATTTGTGAATCGTGTGGTAAGCCACATAAGCCAGAAAACATCGAAGAGTCTAAGATGGCTGGATGGGTAGCAATTTATAACGGTAAGAAAGTAGAGATCAAAAAGAGCGAAGCAAAGGATCTATACGGAGCCAAAATGAAGGCTGCCAAGATGCTAAAAGTGCCTAAGTCTAAGATGGGTCTTCTAGCTATCAAGCCTGGTTATAATGAAGAGGTTGTTAATGAAGAAGTCCAACAAGACCTTCAAGAAGCGCCCAACTACAAACTATATCATAACACTTTTAGTGGTGCAGTGCAAGAAGCAATTGCAGTTGCTAAGAAAAAAGGATTTGATATTGATGAAGACGATTGGCATGATAAAGTTGCTACTGGTCCTAAAAAGCCTAGCAAAGATAAGACCAACTCTTACTCGATCAAGTTGATGAAAAAAGGCAAGCCCGTTCGTCAAATGCTTCAGATTCAAGTGTATAATATGGGCGCAAAATACGAACTGAACTGTTACGTACAATAAATATATTAAAGAACCATTAATAAAGGAGAAATAAAATGGCACTATGGGGAACAGTTGATACTTTGGCGGCAGCGCCTAAGTGGGAAGCAACTACTACAATTTTTGATGCAACCAGCGCCACAGTCGTTGTACTAGCATCAAATACAATTAAAATTTCAGCACACGGATTCACAACTGGTGATGCTGTACAATACAATGACGCAGGTGGAACTGTTATCACTGGATTGACTGATGCGGCTACCGTATTCGTTAATGTTGTTGATGCTGATACTATCAAACTATACGGCACTAAAGCACAAGCTGTTGCCGGTCACGCAACTACAGGTCTTAAATCACTTACTGGTTTAGGTGTAGGCGCAGGGCATAACTTAGTTAAAGTACCTGATGATATCTACTTTGTAGATACTACAGAAGCAGGAATTGCCGCTAACCGTGCTAAGGGTCTTCAGACTCCTGGTTGGGTTGAGTACAATACTAAGACAGTACCCGCTACTGCTGTAACAATCGATGCAACACAAGCAAGTGTAGTTGACATTGCTACTGATGTTATTCATCTAGGTGGTGGAAGCGAAGCAACATTTGCAACTGGCGAAGAAGTGACTTATGCCGATAACGGTGGAACAGCAATTGCTGGTTTGACTGACGGCGATGACTACTTCGTAAGTAATGTTGGTCCAGGCATGATTCAGCTTTACACTTCTGCGGCAAACGCAAAAGCAAAAGGTGCAACAGGTCTGAAAGACTTGACTGCTGTTGGTGTAGGTACTGCTCACACTCTTACCGCAAAGTCTGGCGCAGTAACTCGCAATGTTGTAGAAGTTATTGTACCGATGAAAGTAGCCGCAGGTACTGCAGGTGACGTTGGTGTTGATGGCGCAGATGACGCTGTAGTCGCTGATAGTTAATCCGCTGATAGTTATAAATATACTGGAGAGCAATAAAGCTCTTCGGTATACTTAACTAAAGGTGAATAAACTATGAAACTTGACGAAGACAGCTTTCTTCTGTTTGCTGCCAAATACTATGATATTAGAATGGCAGCCAGTTCGGAAGAATTTTATGACGATCTTAAACGATTTCAACATCTGAAAAGATTGTTTAAGCGATATGATGACGATGACGATTTAAAGGTAAGACTGATATTGAATCATCTAACCGTATTGTATAACTGTTTTGGTTATTCAGCGACCACTATGTTATTTTACAAACTAGAAGACTACCATCAGTTTTTAAAACCTTTTGTAGTCTTCCTAGCTTTCATGCCTGACGTAGTAGAATATAGTGATAAGAAAATTATATCATCCGAGATACCTTTAGACCTTAGAATTATAAAAGAGTTAAGAGAATTATGATAGTCGATCTTTTTTTAGTATATCAATTTATCCGTAGATTAGCTACGCCTTTTAACGAATGGAAGGCGTATGAATTAGGCATCATCGACGGTAAAGGTAAGCAACTAAAAAAACGTAGAGAATTTACTACACGTGAAGAAAAGGATGCTTATGGCATTTTTGACATAATGATCACAAAACTGAAGAGGCTCATTGAGAAAGTACCTGGTGGCAAAACAAGACTTGGATCTTACGCCGCGGCTCTTCTTTTAATCAAAGAATATAATACAATCTTAAATCAAGGAGAAAGCTGGCTCACGGAAGAGCACCTTGAAAGAAAATTTAACGAGTACATGACCCTTGTTGAAGACAGTCAATTAGATGTTGATGAATTGTTTGAACGGGCTTTCGAAGAAGATGCTCCAGCGAACTCTGCAGGCAGTGGGAACATTGCAGGTATTGGCGTTGGTGATGATGGCGAACCCGGTGTTAGTGTAGCACAACAGAAGAAGCGTAAGAAGTCTTCTCCAGTTGTGAAAAGGTTCAAAGACCGAGTGACTTTACTCGGCGCAAATACCAAGGGTTAATAAATGAGCGATTTAAATACTGTCAGGACAGACGTTGAGATCCTGAAGAAAGACGTATCTAATATACAAGGTCTATTAGGTAGACTTGATATCGCAATCGATAAGATTGCCGATGCAACCAATGGTATTTCACAAATACTTGCAGTTCATGAAACTGAAATCAAAGACACTGAAGCATCTCTCGTAGAGCGTAAGAGACTAGCAGAAAAAGAAGTAGATTTGCTACACAAGCGAATCTCTGAGAAGGATGCTGAAAACAAAGAAACAGCAGAATTTCACCACAACACTCTCATGACATTTCTTAAAGAACATGATGATCGAAGTGAGCAATACATCACTAAGATGAATGATCGTATTACTCAGCTAGAGAGGTGGAAATGGGTCATGTTAGGTGGCGCTTCAGTTGTAGGATTCTTAATTGCTAAGATGGAATATCTTTTACCTGCTATTCAGCAATAAAATGTCTTGACAGGACACACCAATAGTGTATAATGGTTCTATAGTCTAATTACACATTGGAGTTTCTTTTGAATATTACAGACCTGAAGTACGCAGGCATTTTATCGACTCGCCTCGACCGATTTTCAATTAAATCATACTCACCTTATAGAGCAAACATGCGTTGTCCTATCTGTGGTGATTCCCAAAAATCTAAGATAAAGGCACGTGGTTGGATTCTTGAAAAAGAAAACAACGCAATCTTCTATTGCCACAACTGCGGCGCATCTCATGGTATGCGTAACTTCTTACGTGCAGTTGATAACAGTTTATACAATGAGTATATCATTGACTCTGCCCTAGAGATGGGCGCTAAGAGAGCAATCTTTGATAAGAAGAAAGAAGAGCCAATCAAGCCTCTCGACAAGCTCCAGATGAAGGCGCCTAACTTCAGAAAGAAGGGTTCTCCTCTACTCAAAATAAAAAAGATATCTCAGCTAAATTATTCGCATAAAGGTAAGATTTATGTGCAAAAACGACAGATCCCAGCATCGAAACAATATAAATTATACTACGCACCAAAATTTAATGAGTGGGTAAATTCGATCATTCCAGGCAAGCTTCCTACTGTAGAGAACGATAGAGCCAGATTGATCATGCCATTCATAGATAAGAATGGTGAATTGTTTGGCTTCAATGCTAGATCGTTTCGTGATGATGAGTTGAGATACATCACCATCATGATCGATGAGAATATGCCTAAAGTGTTTGGTCTAGACGATGTAGACTTCACTAAGAAATACTACGTAGCAGAAGGTCCTATCGACAGTCTGTTTCTAAGTAATGCAGTCGCTATGGCTGGCGCTGACGGTAATGCAAAAGGACTTGAGAACACAGAGAATGCAGTCTTTATATTTGACAATGAACCTCGAAACAAAGAGATTGTTTCTCGTATGGAAAAATGTTTAGATAAAGGCTATAAAGTTTGTATTTGGCCTAAAAATGTATTGCAGAAAGATATAAATGATGTTATAATGACTGGAGTAACACAAGCTTCACTTGAGTTAATTATAGATAATAATACGTTCTCTGGTCTAGAGGGCAAACTACAACTTATGTATTGGAGAAAATGCTAATGAATGGAGAGGTGAATTGATTAGGGCAATTTTTGCATGTGATAGAGAAAATGGAATTGGCAAGACGGGTACTCTGCCATGGGCGCATAACTCAGAAGATTTAAAGTGGTTTAAAAAGTGTACAGACGGTGATGTTGTAATTATGGGCAGAAGAACGTGGAACGATCATAAGATGCCTAAGCCTCTTCCTAATCGTTACAACATTGTTATATCATCTCAAAATATACCAGCTGGTCCTAATGTAGTATTACATTCAGTCAAATCAGTAGAACAGCACATTAAAGAGTTTAATCAAGACATTTGGATCATTGGCGGTAAACATACGTTTGATGAACTAATGTACATGTGTGAAGAAGTGTGGATTAGTCGCATCAACGGCATCTATGACTGTGATACTAAGATGAGTGATCTAGTGGATTTTGAACTATACTTTAAATCCTACGATGTAGATAAGAACTTACGAATTGAAAAGTATAGAAGATCACTATGAAAACTTATTTGAAAGCGTTAGCAGACGTATTGTCCTCAGGCGAGGAAAAAACTGATCGCACTGGTACGGGTACTAAAAGTATCTTTGGGTATCAGATGCGATTTGACTTAACAAAAGGCTTTCCGGCTGTTACAACTAAGAAGTTAGCTTGGAAGTCAGTTGTCGGTGAGTTACTATGGTTTCTTGAAGGCTCTATGAACGAGCGTAGATTAGCAGAAATAACTTATGGAAAAGATAGATCAGAACTAACTGAGAAGAGAACTATCTGGACTGACAATGCAGAGAATCAAGGCAAAGAACTTGGCTACTCTGAAGGAATGTTAGGTCCAGTCTATGGTTTTCAGTGGAGAAACTTTGGCGGTGAGATTTACAATAGTGCGCCACATCTTAAAGGTACTGATCAGATTGAGTGGCTTATCAATGAGATAAAGACAAACCCAGACAGTCGTAGATTGATTCTAAGTGCATGGAATCCTAATCAGATCGACAAGATGGCTTTGCCGCCGTGTCACACATTGGCACAGTTCTATGTTAGTAATGGAAAATTGAGTTGTCAGATGTATCAGAGAAGCGCAGACTTGTTTTTAGGTGTACCCTTTAACATTGCAAGCTACTCTTTATTGACTCATATTATAGCCAAAATAACCAACTTAGAAGTACAGGATTTCGTACTTACGGTTGGGGATGCACATATATATACTACACACTATGAAGCAGTGAATACACAACTACAGCGAACCCCGCAAGAGTTACCCACACTGAATATCATTAAAGACTTTTCTTCTCTTGAAGAAGTACTGGGCTTGGATGTCTCTGACTTCCAGCTAGATAATTATAACCCATTAAGTGCCATCAAAGCAGAGATGGCCATTTAGAACGGAACCAAAGATGACTATAAGAATAGACAAGAGTAAAGATGATCTTTTAGCAAACTACGCTGTAGGTATGCTTAAGGATTTTTATTTAACAGAGTATGAATCATCACCTCAAGAGGCATACAAACGTGCCGCTACTGCGTGGTCAAAATACAAAGATGATATGGATGAAGATTTAGCACAACGATTGTACAACTATGTATCAAACAAATGGTTCATGTTTGCGTCACCCGTATTATCAAATGCTCCTAATGGATCTAAGCAAGGCAAAGGCATGCCAATCTCTTGTTTTCTAACTTATGTACCAGACACTCTAGAAGGTCTAATTGATCATACTGCTGAATTGCGATGGTTGTCGGTCTACGGTGGTGGTGTTGGCGGTCATTGGTCTGATGTTCGTACAGTAAGCGATATTGCACCTGGTCCTATGCCCTTCTTACATACAGTAGATGCTGATATGATTGCGTATCGTCAAGGTAAGACTCGTAAGGGGTCTTATGCGGCATATATGGACGTATCTCACCCAGATATTATCGAGTTCTTGAACATGAGAATTCCAACAGGTGACGTTCAACGCAAGGCACTTAACTTACATAACGCAATCAATGTATCAGATGCATTCATGGAAGCTGTAAGTAATGGCGGTACTTGGGATCTGAAAGACCCGAAAGATGGCAAAGTTAAAGAAAGTGTTGATGCTCGTAAGCTATGGGAACGTATCATGGAGATTCGTTTTCGTACAGGTGAGCCATATCTAAACTTCATTGATACTGCTAACAATAATCTACCTCAGCCTCTTAAGGATCTAGGTCTGAAGATCAATGGATCTAACTTGTGTAATGAGATTCATCTTCCAACATCTGCTGAACGTACTGCGGTATGTTGTCTATCTTCGTTGAATTTAGAGTATTATGATGATTGGAAAGATACATCTATTGTAAAAGATTTGGTTCGTATGCTTGATAATGTATTAGAATACTTTATTGAGAATGCACCTGACACTATTACACGTGCAAAATACTCGGCTGCCAGAGAACGTAGTATTGGTCTCGGTGCAATGGGCTTTCACTCACTTCTACAGAAGCACAAAGTGGCTTGGGAGTCTGAACTAGCGAAAGAGATTAACGATGTAGTATTCAATCACATTAAGAGACAAGCAGTAGAAGAGACAGAGAAACTTGCTGAAGAACGTGGTGACTATCTTGATGGTGTAGGCAGTGGACGTAGAAACTCACATCTTCTTGCTATCGCACCTAATGCTAGTTCTGGTGTTATTCTTTCAACGTCTCCGTCTATTGAGCCATTGAAAGCTAATGCATACACACATCGTACACGTGCTGGTTCTTTCTTAGTGAAGAACAAGTATCTAGAAGAAGTGCTTGAACTCAAAGGAGAAAACAATGACACTAATTGGACTTCTATTATTACTAAAAAAGGTTCAGTTCAACACCTGCCCTTCCTGACAGAAGGCGAAAAGGCAATCTTCAAGACTGCTGATGAACTAGATCAAAACTGGGTTGTACAGCATGCCGCAGACAGACAAAAATATATCTGTCAAGGTCAATCTGTGAACTTATTCTTTCCATCAGGCGCACCTAAATCGTATGTTAATCAAGTACATTTACGTGCATGGAAAGAAGGTCTAAAAGGTCTGTATTATCTGCGTACAGAAGCAAAACAACGTGCAGAGAATGTTAGTGAGAAAGTCGAGCGAGTAGCACTAGCAGGAGATATGCGTACCATCGTGTATTCTAAGAAAGATTGTCCGTTCTGTTCTATGGCAATGGAAGAGTTAAAGTTACGAGGTATTCCTTATGATAAGATAGACCTCAAAGAGATTGGCAAGACAGCCGCAGAAGTAACTGGACGTAAAGATGTCAAGAGTGTTCCACAAATCTATATTTCAGGTGAGTATGTTGGTGGATACAATGAATTGATGGAATTTTTAAACAAGCCTGTCGACCTCGATGAGGGAGATGAGTGTAGAGCGTGTGAAGGCTAAACACAAATAACAAATATAAAGGAAAGAAGAAGTATGGCACTATTAGATTTATCAAAAAGCTATCGCCCGTTTGCGTACCCGTGGGCAGTAGAACTAACAAAAAAACATGAAGAGATTCATTGGGTAGAAGACGAAGCAGAATTGAGCGAAGACGTTCAAGACTGGAAAACAAAACTGAGTGAAGATGAGAAGGATTTCGTAACACAAATTTTGCGATTGTTCACACAGTCAGATGTACAGGTTGGTGAGAACTATCACGAACTGATGATTCCAAAGTTTAAGAATAATGAGATCCGCAACATGCTTGCGTCATTTGCCAATCGTGAAGGTGTGCATCAACGTGCATATGCTTTACTGAATGACACGCTAGGTCTACCAGACGAAGAGTTTCACACTTTCCTTGAATACTCTGAGATGGCAGATAAGCTAGACTTTATGAAAGAGGGTAACATCAATACTCACACAGGTCTTGCCTTAGTTGTGGCACAGTCAGTATTCAATGAGGGAATGTCATTGTTTGCCTCGTTCGTAATGCTACTAAACTTTCAACGCTTCGGTAAGATGAAAGGCATGGGTACAATTGTTGAGTGGTCTATTCGTGACGAAACTATGCACGTACAAGGCAATGCTAAGTTGTTCCGTGAGTTCTGTGAAGAGCATCCACGTATCGTAAACGATGAGTTGAAATCTAAAATCTATGAGATGGCTGCCAACTCAGTGAAACTAGAAGACAAGTTTATCAAACTAGCGTTTGATGGTAAAGATCAAGAAGGTATTACTGAGAAAGAAGTAAAGCAGTATATTCGACACATTGCTGACCGTAGATTGCTACAGTTAGGCATGAAGCCTAAGTTTGGCGTAAAAGAGAATCCTATGCCCTGGCTAGATTGGGTACTCAACGGTGCTTCACATGATAACTTCTTTGAGAAGAGAGTTACTGAGTATTCAGTTAACGGCATGGAAGGCGATTGGGGTTGGGACGAAAACACATCTGAGGGTGAAGTTTGCGGTCTTGATGGACAAGGCTGTCCTGCTTAATGGATAAGTGGCAGAGTGCTTACATGGATACGGCAGAGAGGTTCGCTTCTCTGTCAACTGCCGTCAGACTAAAAGTTGGTTCGATTGTTGTAAAAGATAATCGAATCATCTCTATTGGTTATAACGGTATGCCTTCTGGTTGGACTAACACTTGTGAGGACTTAACTGGCGCTTTTGACGAGAATGCCACACCTATCACTAAAACTAAACCAGAGGTAATCCATGCTGAAGCCAATGCTATCGCAAAGTTAGCAAAATCAAACGAGAGTGGCGAAAACGGTACAATGTACATTACCCACGCTCCTTGCACCGAATGCGCTAAGATGATATATGCTAGTGGAATAACTACGGTTTATTACAAGCATAAGTATAGGGATGAAAGTGGCGTTCATTTTCTACAAAAATGTAACATAAAGGTAGACCAATTATGAAAAGACAGGAACTTTTCTGCGACCATTGCGAAAGCGAGTGTACAGTAGAAACTTTAAATATGGAAGACCCCATATTGTTTTGCCCTATTTGCGGTAGCGAAATCGAGCATATTGAAGATATGTTAGAAGATTGGGACGAAGACGAAGAGGCTTGGGACTAATGTGGAATTACGGTGACGTTGAGTTCACCAGTGAGATGATCAAAGAGTATGTTGGATTTGTTTATGTCATTACTGACCTCAGTAATAAAAAGAAATATGTAGGTAAGAAACTATTCAATTCTACAAGAAGACTAGCCCCACTTAAGGGCAAGACCCGCAAGAGAAAAGTAGTCAAAGAATCAGATTGGAAAGATTACTTTGGATCTAGCGAAGAAGTAAAACTAATACTTGAAGAGAACGGCAGAGATTCCTTTCACAGAGAAATTATTCATCTATGTGATTCAAAGGGAGAGATGTCTTATCTTGAGGCAAAAGAGCAGTTTGACAGAGAAGTGTTGCTGTCAGACGAATATTATAATGGAATTATAAATTGCAAAATACATAGGACACACGTAAAAGGATTAAGAAATGACTAACAAAGAAAGGGATAAGATAGTATCAGACTTCAACAAAAAGTGGAAGTATCGATACGACAAAGAGCAACATGGTATGGCAGACGCTTGGTGCATCATTCGCAGTGAAAGCGAGTCTGGTAAGTTTGAAGGCGATTGCGAAGACTATGCGTTATCAGTACTATGGCAATTATGTGGGCAATCTGATATTAGACTTTGGTGGATGCTTATCACAAGACAAGCTGGTATCTGCGGTGTAGGTCGATCCAAGACAAAGATGACTCATGCTGTACTAAGATATAAAGGCGAGTACGTAGACAACTGGACTAAGAAGTTTGGACCAAAGTCTGCTATAGAAAAGAACCACACGTTTCATTGGTTGTACGGTCATGGACTGCTACACTTCACAATAATTAAAATGCTTATGAGCAAAATAGTTCGAACCGTTAAAGGTATCAAACGATAGAAAGGAATATACTATGTACGCACCATTGCCTTCTTGTGTGACAATTAAGAAATCAGACATTCATGGACTCGGTCTATGGTGTGTTGAAAAGATAGAAGCCGGTCAAGAGATCGGCTTATCTCACTTCTATTGGGGTGATAGACTGATGCGTACACCTTTAGGTGCTTTCTATAATCACTGTACGATCAACGATAATATCGAAAAAGAGTCCAAAGATAGTAGGTTCTTCATGGTGGCAAAACGAGACATCTTAC